AGATCGACTGGTAGCCTTGAATCTTGTTGGTCACTACGTTGCGCATGGGGATCAACAGCTTGTTGTCCAAAACCAACATTTTCTCGTCAGGGAAGCCTTTGATCTGAAGGTAAGGGTGCGTACTGGGCTTGGCGTTGCGCAAGGTGATCATGGCGCGTTCGGCTGCCAGCTCATACGACCGATCTTTGTCGGCGTTGGCAGTCTGGCGCTTGAGTGCCCAATCACGCTTTTCTTGGTCTGTCCAAGGCTTGGCGTGGGGGTCTTCGTACCAAACAACCCGAGCGTCACCGCTCCAATCTTGAACCCAACCTCTACGGCCATCCCAAAAGAATGCGCCGTTGGTTGATCGGGGCTTGTCCACCGTGCCAGTGCGACGAATCTTGTCCGAGGCAAAAAACTTGGACTGATCAATGTCAACGCCGTGGGCGCGTGCAAAAGCAATGAAACTCATATTGCACTCACTGGGTAAAAGGTCACTACATCGTCTTTCCAATGAATAGTGGCTTTGCAGCCCAACTTCTTGGCTGTCTTCTCAATCCAGTGCTTGATCGCAGGCTCGTACATTAATTTTTCAAGCAAACCCAAACTGATAATCGCCTCTTTGCCGCTATTCACCTTCTCGGCAATCCATGCTTCATAGTTCATTCTTGTCCCCTTGCTCGGATTGCTGTGGCATTTGAGTAAAGATACATTTGTGCAAAGCCATTTGACCTACAGGCATCTGCGTTTAATTCGACAATCAATGCACACGCCTCGCGTTCAGCCTCGACAGCCTTACGAATCTCTGCGTCAAATCCAGATTTTGACCACAGAGACATAGGCCCAAGCTCTGCCGTTACCTTTGAAATTGTGAGTTGACCTGCTGAAAATGCACGCAAAGTCTCAAGTTCTTTTTGTTCGTCGTATGTCATGCTTCACCTCTTTTTCTCAATGAATCGCAAGCCTTACAAAGCCGCCATCCTTGTTTTGTTTTCCATGTGTTTTCTGGCGTGAACTCATGTCCTCTTTTGCAATGCGTAAGGTTTGATTTGCCTATTGTGCAAACTCGCCTTTTAGTGGCGCAATCTCTCATGTTGTCTGTTCTATCGCCAAGAAAAAGATGCTCTGGATTAACGCAAATGCGGTTATCGCATTTATGTAAAACCCATAATCCGTTTGGAATTTGTCCATTAACTATTTGCCAAGAGTAACGATGAGCGCCATGACATTTACGGCCTTCATCAATTAAATGTGTGAAGAAAGCGCCATATCCGTTTCCGCGAATTGCGCTAGTCCATTCCCAGCATCCGTTTTGCGCTTTCTTGTTGACCTTATCCCAAAACCTTTGACTTATTGGCTTCATTGCACGCTGCGTTTTCATGTTTACTCCAATTACATTGTTCGCACATTCTATCACGTTCTTTAGCTGCTGCACGTTCCTCTACCAGTTTGGCAAATCTCTCCATGAATGGATAAAAAGATTTCTCATTTTGTTCGCATGTATTGTGACCATAGCCACCAGCCTCACCGATCATTTCAATGATGTCTTGTTGTATCATTTGCCTGCTCCTTTGCGCCATTGCATGTTCATCTGAGTAATTTTGTTGTAAACATTGCGGGTAATCTCAACCGTGGGCGCAGTCGTGAATCGCCATGTCGGGTCTTGCCCTGTGATCTTCTTGTAGAGGTGATACGCACGGCCTTGCTGGTTCTCGGGCTTGCTGTGGTGACGAGCGTATGAGACGCATTGATGCCAAAGGTGTTCAAGGTTGTCAGCCAGTTTCTTTTTGTTCTTGCCTTCACCAATGAAAATCTCTTGCATCTGACCCGGCAGCGCCTCTTTCATGGCAGGCGACACCTTCTCATACCCGCACGCCATGCAGCGTTTATGGAATGGTTTGTAGCCACACTTGGGGCAACCCTTCAATTCGTAGTCTTCGTCTTTGCGAATCTTCTTGTCGAGCTTCTCGCCATCGTCCAGCTTGTCCAGACCGTTGAAAAACACTTCGGTAAAGTCTTCGGCAAAACGCACGATGTTGCCGCTGAAGTCGAGCAAGTAACAATCAGTCTTGCCAGTCTCAGGCGATGAGCGCAGGCCACGCCCCCACATCTGGATCGCCGTGGACAACGACTTGCGCAGAGGACGTGCATCGCACACACAACCAACGTCAGGCACATCAAACCCTTTAGCCAGAGCCTCCACGCTGATCAGCACCTTGAGGTAGCTGTCAGGCTTGCGATACTCTTTGAGCAGGATTTCACGCTCTTTGGCAGTCGTCTCGGATGTGAACACCGCGGCCATGACGCCGTGATCCATGAACTGCTGGGCGATCTCTTTGCAGTGCTTGATCGTTGCGCCAAACACGATGGTCTTGCGGTTCTCAGCAAACTTCATCCACTCCAAGACAACATCGCCCACGATGTCCAAGCCACGCTCTTCTGCGGCTTTGTCTGTCCACTCACCACCGCGTGTCTCAGCGCCTGCCATATCGGGCTTGGTGCAGCTAAAAATCCGCATGGGCACCAACACCCCTGACTCGGTCAGATCGTGCATTGTGGTGGCGTTGATGAGGTTTGAGAATATCTTTCCCAACCCTGCGCTGAATGGCGTCGCAGACAAGCCAATGAACGCCGCGCCGCTGGTCATGGCGTACTCAGTCCAGACCTTGAGCTGGGTATGGCATTCATCCACCACGATGACATCAGCCTTTGGCCAGTAGCCACGCTTGGCCACGGTCTGCGCCGATGCGATCTGCAACAGTTCATCGGGGCGACGACGCCAGTGGTTGGCTTGGACGATGCCGTGCGCCTCAAGGCCGTAGCCAATGGCCGCCTCGGACGTCTGGTTGATCAGCGTGGTGCGATCGCACAAGAAGATCGCACGCTTGCCGCGCTGCATGGCTTCGTTGCAGATGCGCAGGCCAAGGTAGGTCTTGCCAGCTCCCGTAGGAGCCATGATCAATTGGTTTTTGTGGCCATCTTTGAAACCTTGTCGCAAGGCTTGATGGGCGGTCATTTGAAAGGGACGAGGAGCAGGGAAAGTTGATCCGTCATCACCCTCACGCGGGGCTAGGACTGCACTCATTATTTTGCCTTTTTAAGTTTGTCGATTTGACTTTGAAGTTTCTTGCACTCTTTGATGAACTCGTTCTTCTCACGCATGAGCGAGTCGATGCGCACTTGCATCTGCGCCATGAGAAAGTTTTTCTTTTTCAACTCTTCGTGTGCAACCGCCAGTTTGTCGTCAGCCTCCAAGATGATGTTGAGCAACTCAATGTCGGCCTGCATGGCACGCTCGTTGGCCTCCAGCTCCTCGGCGCTTGGCTCGTTGCCATCGTGCAAAGAAGGCTTCGGTTCGTCTAAACCGTGCGAGTCGGTTGAACCGACTGAAACATCCGAATTAGCTACTTTATCAAGCAACTTCTTTTCGTAGTGATGCTTTACTTTCTCTTTTTGCTTGGCTTTTGCCTCGGGATTTCGGATGGAAGCCACAAAAGTATCGGACACTTTGCACAATTTGGCGATGTGCGTGTTGGGCAATTCACGCAGCTCTTCGTCAGCCAAAGCCGCTTCGACGACCTTGCGCTTGGTGGCGTTGTTGCGTTGCAAGCCGTGCTTGTCATTGACGCCCAATGAGGCAATGAAGGCGTCACGCTTGGTGCCGGGCTTGTAGTGCACCTCAATCTCTTTTTCGCCCAACTCGTGCACCGCAAAATAGCGGTGAAAGCCATCGTAGAGCCAGTAGTCTGTGCCGTCGAACATGACGTCGATGGGCGGGAAGATGTCGCCACCACGCATGGCTTCTTTGTAGACACCGACCACTTCTTGGTTGATCTGGTCACGGAACTGCGTGTTGCCGTCGATCCGTATGCTGTCTAGTCTCACTTTACGTTTTGTCATTGTTTTCTCCAGTTATAAAAGAAAGCCCATTTGTTGCGCAAAATCAATGGGGTGTTTTGCACTTTTTTTGCGATTGCAAGTTGGGCAAAGCAATTGCAAATTTGTTTTGTCGTTTGTTCCACCACGCGCCAGTGGCATGATGTGATCTACATGATGTTTTTGTTTTTTTAAACTTGTGTAGCACATTGCGCATAAATTTTTTTGCGCAATAAATAAAAATTTAATGTCCTCTCCATCATGAGAACCACTTGCATTACGTTTTAACGCTCTGTAGCGATGTCTTGCAGCGGCAATAATTTCGGGATTTTTTTCTCTATATATCCGGTTTTTTTCTTTAATTTTCTCTACATTTTTAAAATAATATTTTGCATTGTTCTCGACAATTTTTTTAGGATTTTCAATGCGCCATTTTGCGCTCCAATCATTAAATCTTGCAATATTTTTTTTGTTATTTTTTTTCTTTAATGCCAATGCCTTTTCTGGATTTTTTTCCATCCAATTTTTGGCATAGCCAATTTGGCATTTTTTGCATTGGTAGCAATAACCATCAAGAGTTCTGTGATTTTTATAGAACTCTTCAAAAGGCTTTAAAGCCTTGCATGTGGAACATGTTTTCATCTAAACCTCGCAACCCTCCAGAAAGAAACACACGGCAGGTGGGAGGTTCACTTTTCCCGAAGTTCATGACTCCTTCGGTAGCCGGGTTTCAAAAAATTATATCACGCAAAAATGTCTGGACGCAACTCCTTGCGCTTGACCAGACCTTGCGTGGCCTTCTCAATCTTCTTGCATAGGCTTGCAGACGCACGGCGCTTGCCGCGGATCAGCATGGACAGCCAAACGTCAGAGATGCCCAAATACTGAGCCATCTCCACCTTTGCTCCCCGTGGTTCGCCTACAAAATACTCTTCCAGTGTCACATGTTTCTCCAATAGGTTGTTGGTGGCATCCCAATAGCGCCGAGTCACCGAGTCGAACGGTAACCCCACCACTAGCCCATGAACGCCTTGTGCTTGGTTGCACAGCCACCAACACGGCTGAGGACTGCTGATGTCTCACCTTAGTAAGTGTCCCGCATGAACTTAATCACTTGGGTCGGGCAGTCCACACAATCCTCATGCGTCTTGGTGTTGCACAGATTCTACAACAACACAAAGTTTAAAGAACAACTTTAATTTCGTGTTATAGTAACGGCACGACAATGTTGTCGGTTCACTGGAGCACGAATGTCTCTCAAACCCCATCAGGCGCTGATTTGCGTCTACATCCTCTCAATCCTCGTTGTCCTCATGGACGTCTTTTTCTGGAGAATCTAATGTCTTTTTACGTTGAAAACAAAGGCGGTGACTTTGAAGCCACGCCACCCGGTATGCACCTCGCACGTTGCTACCGCATCGTTGATCTCGGCACGCAAAAATCCGAGTTCAAAGGCCAAGTCAAGTACCTGCGCAAAGTGATGCTCGGTTGGGAGCTGCACGGTGTCAAAGATGACGGCACGCCGCTCTTGATGAAGGACAAGCGACCATTCGCTGCTTTCAAGAACTACACCCTCAGTTGGTCTGACAAAGCCACCTTGCGCATTGATTTGCAGTCTTGGCGTGGTAAGCCCTTCACCGCCGAAGAACTGCGCCGCTTTGACCTCAAGACGATCTTGGGTGCATGGTGCATGTTGAACATGGTCGAGAAGGCTGGCGACAACGGCAAGACCTACATCAACGTGGCCAATATCAGCCCCGTGCCTGCCGTGATCAAACAAGCTGGCCTGCCCACCGCGGTTAACGCCAATGAGGTGTTCAATCTAGATGAGCCAGATATGGCCATGTTTGAGAAGTTCAGCGACAACCTCAAGACAAAAATCCAGTCTTCTCCAGAGTGGCAAAAGCTCCAAGGGAAAACACCTGTTGCGCCACAGCAACCCCAAGGTTCGCCCTCGTTTGACGAAGACGATGACATCCCATTTTGAACTAAAGGATTAATATGTTTATTTCCAAAGCTGAGAAGCTGGCCATGCAAAAAGACATCGCCAACCACCAAGACACCATTACTGGCCTGACGGTTGAGCTGTACCACGCAAAGGCAAGGATTGATTTGTTTGAAAAGTCGGAAAAGCAAATCGACGAACTGATCAAGATTTGCAAAACCATGAACAAACGTATTGCCAAATTAGAAGGCGTCAAGATGGTTGACAGACGAACTCTGCCCAAGTCAGAGGAGACTCGTGAAAAACACCGTCTGGCTGTGAAAAAGTATTGGGCAGAGAAAAAAGCAAAGGAAGCTAAATGACCACAATCATTGCAAGATCAGCTTCGGCATACCATTGATAGGTATACAATGAAGTCTTGTTCATTGAAAGGCAAAGCCATGACGCAACAAGATTTCATCGACAGGTTTGAGTACCAAGACGGCAAATTGTTTTACAAAAAATCGGAAGGGTGCATGAAGCAAGGCTCCGAAGTTGGTACGGTAGACAAAGGTGGATATTTGAAAACTTTGATTAAACGCAAGCCATATCGTTTGCACAGAATCATTTTCATGATGCACCACGGATACCTGCCAAAGTTTATTGACCATATTGACGGCGACCCAGCCAACAATCGGATTGAGAACTTGAGGCCAGCAACAGCATCCCAAAACAATTTGAATCGCGGGAAACACAAACGAAACACCTCTGGATACAAGGGTGTCACATGGGTAGCAACCGAAGGTCGTTACTCAGCACGGATTGCAATTGGCCAAAAACGTCTTTTCCTTGGGTATTTTGAAGACCCTAAAAAAGCACATGAAGCCTACTGCGATGCCGCCCAAAAACATCAACCGCAATATGTGAGAACACAATGACGACGATTATTGCAAGAAGTGCAGAAAATACACACTGGTACGGCCAAGACGGCTCACCAGCCTACACCGTCAAAGCAAAGGACGGCTCAGACCGTCCTACAACGCTCAGAGACGCACGAAAACTTAACTTGGTGCCTTCGGTATCAACCATCATGCGCGTGGCTGCAAAGCCCGGTTTGGACGTTTGGAAGAACGAACAACTGCTCTTGGCCGCCTTGACCTTACCCAAGGTAGAAGGCGAGACTGAGCAGGCGTACATCGCCCGTGTGGTGGCCGACTCCAAAGAGACTGGCAAACGTGCGGCCGAGCGTGGCACGTTGATCCATGAGTCCATTGAGCGTCACTACCGTGGCCAGCAAACCGACCATCCAGTCATCGTCAAAGCGTTTGAGGAAGCCGTGTTTGAGCACTTCAAGACCCACCCATTCCAGAAGTGGGAGACAGAGGTGTCATTCAGCCACCCCATGGGCTTTGGCGGCAAGACCGACTTGTTCACCCGCCCCGATGAGTCTGCGCCGCTGGGCATCATGCTTGACGCAAAGACCAAAGAGTTTGACGAGGACGACAAGATCGACGTCTATGACGAGCACCTCATGCAACTGGCTGCATACCGACAAGGTGTTGGAATGCTCCACGCTCGATGCGCAAACGTCTTCGTCTCTGTGAGCAATCCCGGCTTGATCAAAGTCGTGGAGCACAGCGAGGAAGACCTTCAACGTGGGTGGCTGATGTTCCAGTCACTCTTCAATTTTTGGATCGTTAAAAACAAATTTGGAGCTTAACCATGGCATCACGCATCTACGTTGTCGGCGGACCGCAAGGCATCCGCTTGGTCAACGCAACCACCCGCTCACAAGCCATTGCGCATGTGGCCAACACCACCATCAAAGCCCACGTGGCCAGCCAACAAGACTTGGTTGATCTTTTGACCAAAGGTTTGAGCGTGGAGCAATACAAACCCGCCAACATGGAACTTGACTTAGGAGAATGACATGACGCAAGTTGAAACAATCGCATTGCAAAGAGCATTGGTGCTGTTGAATTCTATAAATGTTCAATATGCCATCATTGATTCAGATGGAAAAAAATATGGGACGTTGGAATTGGCTACGCCAAAAGCTCGTCAGCGTGCTGAGAGTGAATTTCCTGTGGGCGAACTTCGAACATATATTCGACCCTTTGTTGAAAACCTTGAAATAGGAGGCATGGTTGATTTACCAGCATCAAAATTCAAAATTGAAAAAGTTCAATCTGGTGTAGGTTCTTGGTTCAACCAAAAGAACGGTAAAGGTAGCGCTATAACGTCTATAAACCGTGACAAAAATGTTGTTGAAGTTTTGCGTGTTTTTTAAGGAGAAACAGAATGACAATTAACATCACACTAACAAAAGCAGAGCTTCTCTTCATGCGTGAAGCAATGAGCGAAAAATTCAATTCTTGGATGGAAGAGTTGGACGACGCCGAGGAAGAGCACGACGCAGCTCCTGCATTTTCTTTGAATGCACAACAAGTTCAAGCCATGAAAGATGTTGGTGTTTGGGATGACCCAATCGAACGCTCGGAAATCATTCAAAAATACCAAAACGCCATAATTCGCAACCATCTTGATGAACACATCAAAATTCACGAAGAGGTTACAAAACCCAAGAAGCCGCACTGGACTCAAACCGCCAAAGGCAAAAAAATCTTGGCAGCACGCAAGAAAGCAAAAAAATGATCCTCAACAAAACCGAAGTCAACAAGCTGTTCCATGCGGTCAACCTTGAAGAGAACTACAACTTTCTTGAAGATGACTTGGTGAAGCTGGCCAACGTCTTTGCCGATGCTGGTGCTCGTCATGAGCTGAAGGCATGTGTGAAGGTCGCCACAGACCTCAACCGTGTGGTCGGTGAGAAGCTAGCTCAGGTGAGGAGCAAGTGATGGCAACCCTTATTACTTTTATGTTTTGGGGTTTAGTCTTCACCGTGGTTATTGCAAGTTGCAGCTAACCAAAAAGTCCCCCCAACCAAAACGGCTGGGGGGCAAATAAGGCAACTGCTTGCCTTCACGTCAGGGAGACAACCAACGTGATCATGGATTTGCAAAATATTTTTTGGCGTATGGATAGGCAATTGAACCAGCCTGAAGAGCAGCGCCAAGACCTTCAGTCAAAGGGGTTGGGACGGCCATCATTGCGCCACCTAAGCCTCCAACAAGTTGGGTCATGTTCTCTTCATTTGCGCCGTGCGAATAAATGTCTTTGCCAGCGTTGTACAAATCGTAAGCACCAAGTCCGCCGCCAAGCGCACCAATTCCAATTTTGGTCAAACCAGACTTCAATGCTTTTGCGCGTGCTGCATCTTCAATAGCTTTTTGTTCGGCATGTTTAAGCGCAAGTTCTTCCGCTTCTTTTGCAGCTTTTGCTTTTTCAGCCATCACTTTTTGCTTGGCCGCTTCTCGCAACAAACGATCTTCTTCTTCGCGTGCAAAAGCTACTGGGACTGCAAGACCATATCGAGTTGTTACCATCGGGCCAGTTTTGACTAATTCACGAGCCGCGCCGGGTTTAGCAAGACTTTCCTCTTGTGCCAAGCGCAAGCGGTTGCTCTCTTGATTGTGAGTATTTTCAATTTGGCGGCCAGTCAACTGATTTTGACCTCTCATGCTTTGCATCATCTGATCAATTTCAGATTCGGAAGGCTGCATAGATGCAGGAGCGGGAGCTGGAGTTGGTGCGGGTGTGCTTGCGCGAGGCGCAGAGAAGACACCTTGGCCGGGTCTAAACATATTGTTCACGGCATTGGTTCCAACACCTTTGAAGCTGCCGTAAGCGCCCACGGCCGCGCCGCCAGCAGGAATCAATGGCGATGTACCAGATTGGCCTTGAGGGGATGCACTTGGCTGATTTGAAGGCGCTGGTGCAGATTCCGCTTCAGAAGGGTTTGGGAGCGATTGAAGATGCGCCAGAATTTCATCGGCGCTTTTCAATCTATCGGAGTTGTCATTTAATTCATCAGGCATTTTTTACTCCTTAGTCAGCAAGACGTTTTGCCTTCATCAATTTAGGCTCATACGACTTGATCAAATCCTTGTATGGTTTGCTGTGAAAGAAAATGGAAATTGGTTTGCCAGCATTTTGAGGGCTGTTGATCCAATCGCCATAAACTTCGTAAAGTTTTTCGTTCTTTTCATTTTCTAACGAGCGAGTTCCAACCAAGCCCTTCAAAATTCCAAAGGGATCAGAGCCTGTGGCAATTTGATTCATCACAGATGAAAATTCAGCTTGATTCAAATGACCGCCGCCGATAGAAGCCACGCCTTTTCTCAAATCGTCACTTGCTTCATCTCGCAACAACATTTGGAATTCACGCAATTGTTTTTGCTCTTCTGGTTTCAATTGAGTTTTTGTCATAGCGTTTTCAACTGGGAATGACAAATTGAAACCAGCGCCACCGCCTGGAGTGCTTATGCTTGCGTGAGCACCTTCCGACAAAGAACTTGTGATGGCAGACAAAATGCCCTGATCTTTGTATAGCAATCCCGTGCCTTTTTGAACTCCGGGTGTTGCCAAAAGTTCAGCAAGTCTATTGTGGCGAACATGAGCAGCAGATGTTGACTGAGGATCAAATTGCATGATCTTTTGTTCAATTGGTGCATAGTTTGCATTCAACTTTTCCAATTGTGTTTTGGTCAATTCATTTGCAGCAGAACCAGTTGCACCAAGGCTTTCGTATGTTGCCGAAGGTTTTTCTGGTTCTGATTTTTGCCAATGATTTGGGTCTTTATTTGGCATTGGCTGCGAATAACCCATAGCCCTCAACATGCCACGTTGTTCAGGCGTAAGGTTTTTAGTATCAACATCAATTGCATTTCCTAATTCATGTTGGCTAGTTCCGGGTGGTGCAACAGGATTTGGATTGGTTGCTCTGTTAGCATACAACTCAGCTTGTTTTTCTTTATCACGCACCCCACTAATAATTGGCACACCAAGTTGTTGCAATTTATATTGCTCATCATTTAAAACTACGCCATTTGGCATGGTGTGCATTTGTGCTTGATGAACATTTTCAAGCGACGGATTCTTTAAAGAAGTGTTTTGCTTCAATTGAGCCAGTTCATTTGCCCATTGAGCTTTTGTGATTGCGCCAGATTCATATTGATCATGCAAGACTTGACGAGCTTGCGCTTGTGTGTCCATGCTGGTTTTCAATTGAGCAGCGGCAGCTTTGGTTGACGGTGCATCTGGTGCAATACGCATCAACTCCTTGACCAACTCGTCATCGACGGGGCCTTTGTGACTTGCCAATAAATCAGCAGCCTTTTGGTTTTGACCCATTGCAATCTTGGATTGAGCCAACTGTGTGCGCATCTGAGCAATTGGCAACTGAGACTCACGTTGTTTCTCAATGTTTTCACCCAAAGCATCAGCAGCAGACCCCAAAGAAGCCGTAAAACCTCCCAATTGAGGCTTGGCAAAGCCAGCAGCCACCTTGAACCAGTTGGGTTGAGCGTAGCGTTGCTCAAGTGCGCTGATTTGCGATTCAAGAGATTTTTGGTACTCTTGAAGATCGGACTCTTCGGCGCCAGCAGGGTTGATCTTTGAGGGATCAGTAATTAATGTAGGTGCAGTAGCCATGCTTTACTCCTTAACCTTCTGGGTCAAAACTATTTTTATCTGGATTCCAAGAGAATGCAGAGTTGGTGTTTGGATCAATGTACGTACCAGATGCTGGATCGTAGATGTAACCATTATTAGCGGCAGCCGTAGCAGCATCAGTGGTCGGAATGACCGTATCAGGAGCCGCTGGATTGCTTGGGCTTGCTGGTTGTGGTGTTGAGGCAAACGGATTAAGCGCTTTGACCAAACCAGACAAGCTGGAAATATTCGATCCGACAAGTTGACTAGCCAAGTTGGTGGTGACTTTATCTGCGCCTGTTCCTGTTGTGATTGGTGAGAACAATCCTTGAACGCCAGATGCAACAGCCGCTGCACCAGACAATGGAGAAGCGTTCATCGTTGTCTCTGTCGAAGTTGGAACAGTTTGACCTTGCAGCAACCCAGCCACTTTGGACAAGGTGTCCAGTGGGAACAACTGTTGGTTTTGGGCAATCGTTTGTTGCTGTTGACCCAGCGTAGACAAAGCGTTGATGTCGGACAAACCAAGGTTTTGGTTTTGCGCAGCCAAGTTGCCTTGAGCTTGTCCAGCCGTTGTGAGGTTTGACTGGCCTGTGCCAGCAGCAGACGCAGCAGTCGAGCCAGCTTGGTTGGCCACTTGGTTTTGCTGAATTGCTGAATTGAGGGCGTTTTGGTAGCCTGTGTTGAGCAGGTTTGCAATTTGGCTGTTGGTCTGTTGGTTGGCCAGCACATCGGCTTGGCCAATTGCTTGGTTGGCTCGACTTGAGCCGAACTGACCTGAACCAGTGGCTGCGGCAAGCACAGATGGGTTCAGGTTCATGTTGATGTTGTTTTGATTGATGTCCGACAAGCTCTGAGCCGCAGGCATCAAGTAGCTGCTCAGATACTGATTGGCTTCAGCGGCAGGATTTGTGGTTGCTTGACTCAGGTATGGCGAGGCCGCCGCCAAAGGCGATGTAGCGTTTGTGGCGGAATTGAGCGTGTTTCCAGCGGCTGTCAGCGTGGGTTGATATGCCGATGCCGCACCAGTCACATCTTGGAATGCTTGCTGTTGCAGAGGCTGCGCACCAACGTATTGAGCATTTGTGCCAGCGGCTGTGCCTGCGTTAGCAAGGTTGCTCAAATAGTTGGTGTAATACGACGGCGCGTTGGTTGATACAAGTTGTGAGGACTGGAGCAAATTTGCCATGATTAACCTTTCATCGCCATCTTGAGGTATTCAAGCGGAGACTTTGCCTTTGCTGGGATTTTAGTGTCTGGAGCCGCTCTTTTGTGAGCACGGATTTCTTCACGCATCTTGTCGAGCAATTTGGCACCCGCCTTGTTGTCTCCATGGCCAATAGCGGTCACAAAGTTGGCTGGGAATACATATTCCCCGTCGGCGATCTGAGCAGGCACTGGATGGCCTCCTGCGCCTTCGTGATGGGGTACGCTGCGGCGGAAGTGTTCGAGGGCTTGTGCGCCTGCCTTGCTTGATCCATCGCCCAAGGCAGCCACTAGGTCGGCGTCAGCCACGTAGTCGCCGTCATGGAGCATGGCGGGAATGTCGTCCGATTGACCTGTGCCGCCGCCATGGGCGTAATAGCCTGTCACGCCCGTGATGAACTCAGGGTGATGACCTTCAGGGGCTGCATCTTCATATTTGTGGATGTCGCCACCATGAGCGCGGTGAATCATTCCGCTGAGTGGACCTTGCCCCATTTGACGCAATTGCGTCATTGGTGCGGCAGGCTGATGTCCTTGAGGACGCAAAACTTGTGGCTCAGTTGGTTTGACGAATGCAGGATTCAACATTTTGTTGATCTCAGCCAAACCACCTTCTGCGTATTTTGCATTCGACAAACCAGTGTCAAGCACTGTGTTTGATGGGTTAACCAAAATGGAAGCCAGCTCAGGCACAAGGGATGAGTAAAGCTGTTTCAATTGATCTGGAGTCAATGCTTGTTCACCGCTTGCTGTGAATTCAGAAGGGGCATTTGACATTGTGGGGTCTTGATAGCTAAAAGTTCCAGTTTTGTCAGAAGTGGAACTGGAACTTTGTTTGGATGAATTCGATGAAGTTGTGGTGGGCAAAATTGCATTTGCAAAATTAAGTTTCGGCAAAACAAGATTGTTGGATGTGTCAGTTGGTGCCACATCCGTGCCAAGCACATCTGGATTGTTAATGAATGAACTTGGATCGCCAAGATTGGCTGAGGAATCTGGTGTGGTTGTGCCCAGAGCGCCCGTTGTCCCTTGGTCATTGGTAACCGTTGCTCCTTGACCGCCACCCATTGAATTGATATTGGCCGAAGTTGATAACGTAGCGCCGCTGTTATCTGTTGGCGTAGCTATGGTCGAAAGACTTGATGATGTGTCTGGAGTTGCCTGCACACCAAAATTTGATTTAGCACCAGACGTCAGACTTGTGTCCAATGGTGTTGTATCGACATCGGCTGAACTCAATGGACTTGTTGTCAATGAAGCGGGAATAGTTGCACCGCTTCCAGTGGATGTGTCTGTCTCAGATGGTGCGATCAGATTGGTTGAAGACGAAGTATCTGGGGTTAATTGAACTCCAGGTGTTGTGTCTTGGCCTGTTGAAAGACTTGTATCTAATGGCGTTGTATCTGGAGTGGCCAAATTTAAAGGAGAGCCGCCAGATGAACTGGTTGAATTCACCAGATTACTCAGACTTGAGTTGCCCAAATTGTTGATCGTGGCAGACAAAGCCCCAGTAATTGGGTTTTGGCCAGTCAATGCAGCTTGTGTGGCTCCAGATGCAGCAGAGCCAGAGAGATTGCTTCCAGTTTCAGCGCTGACACCTGAACCAACTTGTCCTGCCACGTATGACTCGCCAGCACTCAATGCTGCTTGTTCAAGGCTTGCGCCATGAGCTACTGCATCTGCGGCTGAAATTGCTGGAAGCAACTCAGGCTGACCTGCCGCAACTGCCGCAACTTTAGCCATGGTTCCAATTGGGTCTGCAATTGCTGCTTTAACTGTATTGGTTACGGTGTTTGCTACGGGTTTAACAACATTATCAACAATAACCGTTCCAACGTCTGATACAGCATTACCAACGCTATGAACTGCACCACCGACAACATCTGAAATGGTATTTACTACGCTGCTCATCTTAATCTCCTAAATTCAAAACAATTCGAGTTCCACCATTTGCTGTGTTGTAGGCTTTGTAGCCCATGCCCGGCATTGGAGGTCTGATTGAAATGATTTTGAATAACTGTTTTAAAGACGGGTCTTGGAATTCAGTGACGAGAACTTTTAAGCCAAGTAATCTGCGTGCCCAGACACAAAACATTTTGCTGTTTTCTACAAAGTTTGGGCCAGTGTCTGCATTGAATGATTTGAAAAATGCTTGATCGCCATGGCCAGTGATCACTTCAAACAAAGTGTTTCCAATTTGTTTTGTCTTGACATTTGGTTGGCTGAGTTCAGTCAAAATTGCAGGCAACATGACTTGCGGAGGATGTGACTGATCTGTGTTCTTGAGAAAAATTGAGATGATTTGTCCGCTGTTTAACTTTTGTTTCTTTGAATCTACATAATCCATGTCATATCTCCGTTGACAGCACCGCTGCCGAATAAACATTGCCCATGCCTGCCGCCAAACTCATGATCAATCCGCTTGGAGCTTGGACGTCGTGAGACAAAAACTTGCTGTCCTCTTGCGTTCTGTTTTCAATCTTGGGAACAAATCCGTTTGCAAGATCGTCAATGAGCATACAAGTCTCAAGCAAACCACTCACACCCATCGTGTGACCAATTTTTTGTTTGTAGCTTGTAGCCACATACTCGCTCAAGACATTTTCCAGCGCTGATTTCTCAGACACATTGTTGGATTTTGTGCCAGTGCCATGTGTCTTCACAATGCTGACTTGGCTTGCTTTTGCTCTGGCTTTCCATAAAGCGCCTTCCATGGCGTTTCGGAATCCTTGCCCATCTTCTCTTTGACCAATTGCATTGCCGCAATCTTCGCTGGCCGTATACGCACCCAACAACGCCGCCTTGGGCATCTTGTCGCCCCGCATCGCTACCTTGCCAGATTCAAATACCGCCAGACAAGCACCTTGCGCCACATAAAACCCATGGTTTTTGTCATCAAACGCTGATGGCATTATCCCTGTTTGCTCTTCTTTCCACAACAAAGACGCCTGCGCTTCGCCAAAAAACTCCAGCACTGAATTGCTGACTTGGTCTTCAATCGCCAACACAATCACGCGGTCAAACCCAAAATTCTGTATAAGGTTTTCCACATCCATGAGCACTTTCATGCTGCTGGCGCAAGCCGTGGCATCTGTGACAATGTGATCTGTGGCTCCAAACGATTGTGCGGTGCGGCCAGCGAACACCTGAGTCAGCGAAAAAGGCAAAAATTTGTAATCGTAGGTCAGGCGTGTTGGCTGTGTTTTGCGGGGGTTGATGCCTGCAAAATGAGCATTGCCAGATGCCAAAATAAAAGCAGTCTTGCCAATTTTGTTTTCACGAATGTTTTTGACCAATTCTGGGTCTAAAACCATCTCAGCCACTTTGTGTGGCGGGTAGGTCATGCCAAGTTTTACGCGGTTGTAGGTTTCAGGAAACCATTGAACTTTTTGCGGAAAAACAATATCGTCCAGCAAGTCAATTTGGCCGGGCTTGGTGATTCGGTAGTCGGTCAAATAAATCATTTGATCAGCTCCATTGCCCATTCGATTGATTCGCATTCCCGTTTTTTATTGGTTTGCACAAATTCCAACATTGCGGCTGGCGTCGTGGGTACAAAATCTCTGACAACCGCATCGTCAATGTCGTAAATAATTGCCATGTACATACCAATCATGATCATGTCTAAAGAATCAAAACAAGATTCTTCAAACAGCTCATCCATGGTGCTCATCGGAATAAATTCATGATGGGCTGGTCTGGCAACTCGTGCTACTTTGTTCAACAGTTCAAGAAAGTCCATGTCGTGCTCCTATTTATGCTTGTATCGACATGATACCTATCATGCTCTCAGCCCATTCTTGCCAAGTTGCAAATTGCCTGTGATCAGGTACGCCCGATTGGACAAAGTACCCGATGCCGTTCATTCCATCGACCCAGTCGCGCCACTTGTCTTCGGTCACATGACCAAGCTGCTGTGGTGCAAATAGCTCTTCCATCAGCTTGCAATACTGATCCCATGTCATTCCGCGAGGGTCGTATGTAACCATTACGGATTTCCCGTCGAGCGGCTGTCACCAACGTCAAGACTCAAGAGCACTTTGCCCATGAAATAATTTCCGCCAGTGGTGTTGGAGGTGAAGCGCAAACGCATCTCGCGGCGTTGTTCGCGCATGTCCACCTTCAGCGTGGTGGGGTCAAAGTTGTAAGGGTTTGAAGTGATGTCACTGTCGTCGGCGTAGCCCTTACCAGTCACGGTGACGCTCATCGTGCCAGACTGGACAAAGTCAGGTTCAATCCGTTCGCAGCGCGTCCAGACGTTGTCGCCGGGCTGCTGAACCGCACCCACAAGTCCACCCAGCACGCCGAGCGCGGGGGTTTCAAAATACGAGTTGATGGCCGTGACTTGGTCGGTGTAAATTTGGTCTGTGCCAATCTCGTGTTGCCACAAGGTGTAGGACTGCGCGGTGGTCAAACTCACCGTCAGGCCAGTGCCAGTTGAGGGCGACCGCGCCGATGTGGTGTACGTGCCAGATGGAGCCGGGTTGTACGAGCCAGCGGCCACCACGGTCAATCCCGTGACGGCACTGCCAGACACGGTGGTGACTTTGAGCGATGCGGGTGCACCAGAGTCGCCCAAGACGGTCACAATGTCGCCCACGGCATACGATGCACCGCCGCTGATGATGGTTGCGCCAGTGGCCTCATATCCCGATGCGGTGTTGCCGCCCCACACGGGGTAGCGGAACACTTCGCTGAATGCCCCTGCCGAGCGCTGCGCACCAAGTGATTGGCCTGCGTCATACCAAGTTTTTTCGCGCACGTTGTAGATGATGGCATCCGTGCATTCGGTGGCGTCACCACGGGGGTAGAAGAACCAAATCTCGCCCCAGCGCGGCACTTTGCTTACCCACACCTTTTGGCGTTGCTGATAGTTCAAATTGTCAAAGAACCAGTTTTGGTTTTGACTATTTGGGACTTCTTGCACCGCGCCGTTGTACATCAAGAAGCGGTCAGTTCCGACCCAGTAGTAGATGCCGTCATACTCAATGACGCACTGGCTCGACATGATGGACGACTGTTGCGTCACCAAGTCATAGCGCCAGTAATAAGTCAGGTTGCCCACAGTCTGCGGCGCGTAGCTCACGCGAATCAACGAGTCCAGCGTCCAAAACAAGCCACTTGGCACTGTTGTGCCGCCGCGCACGGGCAGGCCTTTGACCACCTTGGTGGCCGCGACGTTGTTGGAGTTGGCGTCAGAGCTTGTCCAGTTGGTGAAGTCACCTGCTGCGCAGTTTTGGATCAGGCCATTGTTGCCGTACACAAAGAGGTACGGGTAAAGCATCACCACGCCACCCGAAACACTGATGTTGTTGTCGAAGGTGAAGGTGTAAGTGCCTGATGCTGTTGCGTTATTGCTCAAAGTCGCCGTGTAAACGCCGCCCGTGATGATGGCCGACAGCACCGTGGTGTTTGCAGGGATGCCCGTGCCAGTCACCGACACACCCGCGCCCACGCCTAAATTGGTCGCTGGGAAGGTCATGGTGGCCGTGCCAGTGGAGATTGTGGCCGAAGCGGTGAAGACGCCCACGGGCGCGAGCGTTGTGCCAGTCAATGGCCCAAACAATGGGCGGGTGTTGACCGTGCTTGAGATGTCCGCCAAGTTCTGGCCGGGGTGCGCAATCAAATTCAAATTTGCGCCGCCAGTGGAGTCGTAGCCAATGTCTAGCTGCCACAAGTTGTTGGCATTGGCCGTAAACCCACTGGAGAAGGTGTACGCCAGCGGCCCAGTTCCCACGCCAGCATAGTTGGCCGTCACCCATTGCTCTAGGCCGTTGGAGTAGCCTGAAATGACGTAGTTTGAGCCGTTGTTGGACTGCATGATCATGCCGCGAGAGATGCCCGAGGCATTCAAGAACATGCTGTTGTAGCCGCCGATCTTGCGAGGCAAACCATTTTGGAAGCGCACCCACTGGCCGTCCACGTAGGAGGCGGACATGAATCTCGTGCCATCACGTTGGATGCCCGGTTTGACTTGGAGTACGGCAACCTTTGCGGTCATTTAGAAGCCCCCGCCAAGAATTCCGCCCAAAGCCGTGACTTGGTTCTGCACCGTCAGGCCTGTTGAAGCATTCAATGTCATGCCGTTTGAACCGCCAACAGCAAAGCCGAGCTGCCCACTGGCAACCAAGTAGACGCCCGTCGTAGTATCACCAGAGAAGTTCAATGACGGTGCAGCAGAAGAGCCATTTGACACAGTTAAAGAAGCCAGCGAAGACGATGCGGCAGTTTGTGCGTTGTAGACGTTTGTGCCATCGCAAATCGCAATGATCGTTTGTCCTTGTGGCAGTGTGAGCGTTGTGCCGCCCGATGCCGATGTCTTGAAGGTCAATGTGTACGAGCCAGTCGTTTTGTTTTGCAGCGAGTACAACTGGACGGTTTGGGGCAAGATCACAAATTGGTTGGACGTCAAAGTGCCAAGATACTCTTGAATCGTATTTGAGGCCTGAGCAGACGTGAGCGTGGTTGTGCCGCCCGTCACAGTCACTTGCAACTGGGTGTAGAAAAACGTGTTTGAGCGGCCGTAGGCAAAGGTGTTGAATCCCGTGCCGTTGGAGACGATCACCAGCGACTCGGTGGGCTGCAATTGAGCGCTTGGGTTGCCATCAATGGTGTCTGTGCCTTGGGGAACCAAGTTCAAGATGCCCGTGCCGTTGTTGCGGATCATCACAAACCAGTTGTTGCCCACGCTTGCCGAAGTAGGCATGGTCAGCGTGCCAGCGCCGCCGCCCCACACATAAAACGATGAGCGATCAGACGCCAAGAAGGTGTACCCAGCCGTCACGTTGTTGACGGTGTAGGACTGATTCAGCGTCGCGCCGATGGCGGTTAGGCCGTACCCAGCCAGCGTGGCCGCATTGGCAGACGATGTGCCTGAGCCAAACGTCACCACCGCCCACGTACCATTTGTCGTGGTGTTGTCGGTCAAGTAAATGAAGTCAGCCAAGCCAGACGCAATGCTGGCGATGGTGTTGCCGCTTGTGTCCGTCACCGTGAAAGTGTTGGAGCCAATGTTGCGCACAATGACGTTTTGGCCGCTTGACACTTGCGTGGCTGGCGGCATGAACAACTTCAGGCCAGTCGTGGTGGCCGTGACTTCGATGATGTTGGCTGCAACATTTGAGGTGTTGCCATTGATCGGCCATTGCAGCACGGTGTTGCTACTGATGGATAAATTCTCGTAACCCACCGTTGATGGGTTGATGGTTAAACCTGTGAAGGCGTCGATGTATGTTGTCATGCTAATTCCTGCATCAATTTTTTGGCTTTATTGATTGCTCGCGTTGCTTTTCTTTTTGCAATTGTTTCTGGAGAATCTTTTCTGCCAAGTGAATTTTTGTTTCCTTTTAAAGCTGCGCCAACTTTGGCATTGTGCTCCAAAGATTTTGGTTTTCCTAAACCTCTGCTTTTTCCTAAATTGCTTGCAGAAATTTTTGCTTTATGTTCTTCGCTTTTCTTTTTGCCCTTGCGCATTAAAGAATATTTAATTCTGGTTTCTTCTGATGGATTTAATCCACCTTCTCCGCCATCTGTCATGTTATATCCACAAGGATATTTTGTATTGTGCTCAACAATTAAAAGTTGTTCAATTTTGCATGCAGACTCATGATCAAAAGCATTTGCAATATGAGAAAAAGCAAAATTTTCTATCCCATGTTTTTTAATTGATGCGTGCAAAGCTGGGCAATCGCCAGTTGCCTTGCGATGTTTTGCCCATCTTTGTTTAATATTTGATGTAATACCAACATATTGTTTGGCATTCACAAGATTGGTGATTATGTAAATTGCGTACATATTAACTGTCCACGGCAACGGCTGACCTATCCCCAACTCTTGCGACGTCTTCTGTTTTCAAGGCGTTTATCGCCTCTGAATATTTTTGTTGGAAAACGGCTCGATTGTCGTTCTTCAAAAACAACATGGCCTGCAACAGCGTGCCATACAGCATGGCGTTGGGCGCATACTGGGTCAGCCAGTTGGTTTGGTTGACCGAACTCAGCGGCTGGATGCGCTCGTAGTACAAGATTTCGAAGCTGTACGCTTGATCTGGTGTCGGTGCCAAGTACCAATGCTGGTAGTCCGAGTCGGCATAAAACAGCGGCGTAGAGGTTTGAGTGGCGTTTGGCCAATAATTCTCAAGATACTCCAGCTTGCGCAACAAGACGGGCTGTTGTGTGCCATCGGACTTGGTCAAGGTCATGGAGACAGTTTTGCGCCAGCGTGCAGGCTTGGCCAGCACTGGGTTGTTGGCCGACATGGTTGCCGTGGCAACAGCCATTTGACCTAAGGTTTTGATCTCTTGGGCAATTTCAAACTCAGCCAAAGTGATGAAGGTGGGGATAGCGTTAATGGTCGCTTGATCACTGCGCTCCAAATACTGGAGCACCATCGTCGTCAGATTGTCATAGGTCATCGCCCATGACGGAGTTATTGTGGCTGGGGTAACGGTCGCCATGTGAGTCCTTTACGGTTGCGTGATTGTCCCATTAAGCGCTTAGAACGGCAATAGCATGTTTTGTCAATGCTACCCGTTCGTCTAGCCCAAATGTGTCGCCGTTGATGATTTTGGTGACTTTTGTCCAATCTTCTGCGGCCGCCGCAGCGTTCAGGTTGTGAGTTGACCAAAACCAGCCTGCACTCAGCGCAGCGTATTTAGGTGTGGACACCAGATCGGGGTTGGCCACCAGATCGGCACCGATGGCCTGACCGCAATGCCAGTAGCTATCATGCCCGGTAAGCTGGATCGCACCCCGACCGCGGAACCGATACCCGTCCCCAGACGCTTCGTCACGATTGCCCATGCGTGAGGCGTAAACTTTGTTGGCGATGCGTTGCGGCTGGTGCGAGTAGGCATTTGCAATCTCCATGGTTGGGAACCGTTGTGGCCAGAGTTTATGCAACGTCTCGGCCTTGTAGTTTAGATTCTCCTCCAAAGTCTTGAAGTGATTGCACTCATGGCTGCACTGCCCGATGAACGCCGCCTGCTGATCCACGGTGGCAATGCCAAACTTGGCAAACGTCTCATTCAGTGGGCCAACCCACTCAATGCCAATGCCCAGTTGTTGCAGTTGGAGTGCATTAATCATTTCTTGCCCCCGTTAATCACTTTGAAGACGGTGTTGTAGGCATCGATGCAGGCGTTGAGCTGGCGGGTGTTGGCGTCTCCTTGGTCGGTGATGGCGACAAGAGATTGAGCAGCCGCTGGGTCAAGTTCGGCTCTTGCTTGAACGCTATTTCCGCAGGAAGAGGAGGCATCTGAGGAGGCTGGTACGGGGCGGGTGGCGATAGAAAGCCGCAACTGGCCAGAGGCAATAGCAGCATCACGCTTTTGTATTTGAACTTTGGCATCTTGGTTGGCCTTCACAAGTTTGGTTGATAGGTCGGTGACGCGCTGGGCAGCTTCTTGTTCAAGCCCACGCGCCTTCTCGTTGAGTTTGGCAATCTCGGCTTCTTGCTCAAGATAGGCAATGTGGTGCCCCTCAAAGAAGGAGGCCGCCACCAAGGCTGCGATGCCAATCAGGACGTAGGGGTTGAACAAGCTAAACATATCAGCCTTTCACGCTTTGACGGGCTTCTGCCATGGCTGAACGTTCTTCGTCAGACTCAAGATGATGCGGAGGCGTCATAGGGGCTGGTGGAGGCGTCCAGCCAGCCGTAGGAGCCATCATCACGACTGGGGCAGGCGGAGGTGGTGGTGGGGCGACGTAAGCCGCTGTGTTGGCCTTGGCCGCGTTCATCATGTCTTTGGCCTCATTGCTAACGCCTTTGGTCAAGATGCCGCCGATGCCGCCCACGATGAGCAGCACGATGTCGTTGAGCATCTTGGTGTACGCTTGATCAATCGGAGCCATCTGTTTGATTGGCTGGGTGACAAAGGTCACCGAGTACAGCAAGGCAAAGGTGATAAACGCAAAAATGAGCGTTACCATGATGACAACAAACGCCCGAACTCGGACGTCTATCTCATCGGCACTGAGACGTGCATTGTTGCTGGACAGGAGCTTGAGCAGGATTTCCTTCAATTTTCTTCTCCAAGATAGGGGCTACAAGATACTCGGTGCAAGTTTGCGAAAACTCGCAGGCGGGGTGCTGACATTGTTCGTCTTTGAAGTGCGCAGGGTCTTGGCATGCGTAGCGGTAACGATCGTCAAAACATCCAGTAAGTATCCAACACAAAAAAATAACTATACAAAGTTTCATTCGTTGTCCTTTTTTTGCTTCAACTCAGCCCTGATCTTTTTTGCCTCGGCCAACGCTTCTTGCGACCTCACATTGGTGGTCTTGATGTCCATGAGCATCATCACCTCAATGGGTAAGAGGATGAAGCACACCACGGCGAACAAGACCATTCCAACGAGGAAGTAAGAAGAGTTTCTCTCCGCGAGGCGACGCCCAACAGCATTGTCCACAGAATCACGATCACCGTTGCCACCGCGACCAGAGCCATTGCCAAGTCGATTTGAAAGTTGCGCATTTCCTCGCGTAGCCATCTTGATTCGTTTGCCTTTCTGAGTTGTTCAAGTCGGGCAAATTCCTGCTCATCGACAATCTGGTTGTACGCTTCAAGAAACCTCGTGTATATGTCCTTCAGCTCAGGGGGCGCATACACCATAGCCTCTCGAATTTGGGTGGTCAGTATCTCAAGCTGTAACCCCACGGTGACACGCTGCACAGCACGAGTCGCAAGGTTTGCATGGGGGTCGTAGACGTCTTGCGAGTCCAGCTCCATGTCATGAAACTGCGTGGTGAGCTTTTGGTGGATGTCAAAGAATACACCCAGTTGTTCGCTGACATCAACAATGACCTTAAACTGAAACTCTTCGTATGACAGCTCAGGTTCTTTTTGTGTTCTTTTTGGTGTTTTAGTCGGTTGAACCGACTGAGGCAACTGAACAACTTGAGAAACTTTTGGGGTAGGCTTGAAGCCAAATAGGCTTTTGACCCATCCCCAAAGTCCTGTGACCTCTTTGAAGATTGCCTTGGCATCTCCAATGCCTTGCTCAATGGACTTTTTGAATCCGTCGATCTCAGCACGGCCTTCTCGGAGCATCTCGCAGCCCTTTTTGATCTGCCGCACTGCTGCGACAGCCGCCATGAGCATTGAGATGGGTTCCACATCTTAGACACCAAAGAGTTTGTGGATGACGGCAGCAGCCACCCCCGGACCAAGCAGCACGCAAGCAATGACCGCATACAAGAGGTATTCGATCTTTGTCATGCGCTTCTCGCCATCACTGAGCGAACCCTTGATGTGGGCATAACGTTCGGCGCAGATTGCCTCATGTACAGCCAGCTTAGTCTCAGTGGTGTCCATGCCTCACTCCGCTGCGGGTGTTTCAGCTTGAGCGGGTTGTGCGCCTTGGTCGGCGGCTTGCTTTTGAATGCCTTGGATCAGCCCAACGGTTTCCACGTAAGGACGATTGCCAAGGTATTGCAAAATTGCATTGACCAAGTCAGTTGACAGTTTGATTTCGTTCATCTCATTCTCCTAGTCCCGCTGTGTAGGGGCAGCGGGTTGACCCCTTTCAAATTATGCCGCAGTCCAAGGCAGAGGCGGTTGAATAACGGCGGGGTTGATTTGAGAATTCAAGCTGGCGTTGACAGCAGCCTCGGTTGCAGCTTGATTGACGCCGTTTTCCCAGCACCAGCCAATCACTTGCGCTTGAGTCAATTGTGCATAGGGGGTAAATGAACCGCCAGCAGCAGGCTCAGGGAAAGAGCATGTGCCGTACACGCTGTCAGTAAATGTCACGGGCGGTGTGGCAGTGTTTGCCTCCGTACCTGTGCATCGCCAGCCGCAAGTCAATACGACCTCGCTGTAGCCGTTAATGGTTTGTGTGGATGCTTGGAGCCAGTCAATAGTCCAGTTGATTGTCGATGCCATGATTTTTCCTTAGAAGCCAGCTACGCCAGCGGATTTGAGTTTAGCTTGCAAGTCTGTGATGATGGATTGCTGTTCTTGGATAGCTTTCACCAATGTTGGGATTAACTCCTCATAATTGATGTTCTTGTATTCAATACCATCAGCGCCAGCTTTAGATGTTCCAACAGAATCAGGAAATACTGTTTCAAACTCTTGAGCAATAAAGCCAGCAGCGTTTTTCTTGTCAAGACCTTTTCCTTCTTTCCAATCGTAACGGCGTGGTTTAAGCGCCATAACAGTAGAAAGACCTGTATCCAAATCACGGATATTTTCTTTTAAACGTTCATCAGAAATTGCTGTAATAACAATACTTGTGGCATGAATAGTTCCTGCCCAATCCACATAAAATCTAAAAGCTGATGCGCCAGTTGAATATGCTACAAAAGATTCACCTTGACCACTTGTAGTATATGAAGAAACACTTGAAATATGATTTGCAGTATCGTTTAAAAGTTTAATCCCAGTTCCAGATGAAATTGATGCGGTAGTTCCTCCCACCAGCAAGTTACCACTAGCATCAAGCGTCATTGTTGTTGTAAATGATGGATTACCGCCAGCAGTACCAGAAGGGGCACTTTGCCAAACAAATCCCCCAGGCGTGTTTCCTACTGAAAAAATAGAAGGGGCAACACCTGTTGATGTGTAAACATAACTGGTCCCGTTGTAGTACGCACCATTAATCAGTCGCATACTATCGGCACGCGCCCATATTGCGCAGCTATCATTGGCAGTTCCACCAGCAGTTGCAGTACTTAATTGAAGAACTTTAGCGCCAGATTCCCAAGCACTAGGAGTAACACCCAGTCCAAGGTTACCGCTGGAGTCGATACGGGCACGTTCGGAACCGTTTGTTACAAAAATAATTGGTGTTGCTCCAAGTGTTCCGATTCCATATTCAGAAGCAGAACCGCCTGTCAAGTATTTAGACGACCCAATGAGAAATGTGTTTGTTCCGCTGTTTTGTAATCTAATGGCTGTGCCGTTCGTGCCCGTTCCATTAAAGTTTGCTACGTTGGTGTTGGCAGATGTAATATCTAATGCAGTTGCTGGAGAACTTGTACCAATACCCAGACCTGTGCTGGTCAGGCGCATTTGTTCGGCGTTGCTGACAGCAAAAGTAGTTGTTCCACCAACAGCATTGAAGTTTAAATTCATGCCTGGGCCAGTTTGTAAATCAAACTGATTGGCAGTGCCTGCATAGCCGATATAACCTTTAGCGCCACCGCTATCATACCAGCGGATATAACCTGTTCCCGTGGTTGTAAAGTCGCCAGAAGAAAGCAGTTTTACTTGTTCACCACTAGACGAAACTAACAATTTGCTTCCATCAAACGTAAGCGCACTACCAGTAGTAAGCACCTTAGAGCCATTGAGATAGGCTACTCCGTTGGCTGTGCCGCCCGGCAAAGACACCGCACCAGCAGAACTGATTGTCATTGCGTCAGTTGTGCCGCTATTGACAATGAAATGGATTGCGTTAGAGCCGTATGTGCCAATAGCCAAGTCTGTCGATGCCGAAGCTAAATACGTCCAGCCTGCGGTGCTGAATCCAGAGCCTGAAAAACCAGATGAGTTGATGCCAAACTCACCATAGTTGGTTGTGGCAGAGCCTTGGTCGTTTGATACGTTGAAGTTGGTCGATGCTGTAGAACCAGAGTTGGTGTTTTGCAAAATGACCTGGTTGTACCCCGCAACGCTTGATGCAAAGCCAGCCAAAACGCCAGTGTCTGTGTATCCAATTGTTCCAACTTGCAGTTGACCTTTTGAGGAAACTGGAGAGCCGCCAATGCCAAGATTTGTTCCGTCAAATGTCAAATTTGCTGAACCAGCCAATGCGCCACTTGAGTTGTATTGGATTTGAGTGTTTGAACCGCCGATTGGTCCAGTTCCTTTTGTTGCCAACACTTGCACGTTGCCTGACGCATCTTTGTAGAACAACTTGCCATCGAAGTAGTTCAGCGCCAATTCAGCGCCTTGAGAACTGCTTGTCAAGTTGGCGGCAGATGGAGAGTTTCCAGTTGTGCCACTTGCATAAATTAAAATTGGAGTAAATCCGCTTTGTGCCATTTTTTTTCCTTAGAAAGCACCGCCAGAAACGCCACCCGTAATTGTGCCATTTGCTGCGTTGCAAGTTATTGAAGAGTTTACCAATTGTGGGAGGTTTCCACTAGTGGCAGTAACGAATGTCAGGTAGTTTGTTGCCCCTGTCGTTGCGGCGGTGATGCCAGTGTTTGTTGCATTCGTTGCATTTGTGACTGCGGTTGAACCAATCACAGCAACAACTTGCGCAGCAGTTGCGGCAGTGAATGCCGATGTTCCGTTGCCATATGCCAAACCAGTCAGCGTTGCCACGCCAGTACCACCGTTGCCAACCACCAGCGTGCCAGCCACGGTCACCGCACCAGAAGTCGCTGTGGATGGCGTCAAACCCGTTGTGCCAAAGCTGATCGACGTGACGGGTGCTGTGCCACTTGAAGCCGCTGTCAGGCGGCCATAGGCGTCCACAGTGATGCTTGCGTTGGTGTATGAGCCTGCGGTCACGGCGGTGGCAATCAGCGCCAGTGTGGGTGTTGTGCCGCCTGTGCTGCTGATCTGCGCCGCCGTGCCGCTGACTGAGGTCACATAGCTGCCAGCAGGCTGCTTGCCGTTGAAAGTGTTCCAGTCGGTGCTACTCAAGTAGCCGTTGGTGCTTGTCGTGGCCTGCGTGATGCCAATGGTGGGCGTTGTGCCGCCAGTCGAGGTGATTGGTGCGCTTACGCCAATTGACGTCACTGGTGCTGTGCCATTTGAAGCTGCTGTGATCTGGCCTTGCGCGTTGACGGTCAAGGACGCATTGGTGTAGCTGCCAGCCGTCACCGTGGTGTTGGATATGGCAATCGTCACTGCGCCAGAACCGTTGTAGCTCGTGCCAGACAATCCAGTGCCAATCGTTAGCGCGTTCAAATTTGAACCCAGCGCCACGCCAGAAATTGTTGAGTTAGCCAGTTGCGCATTGGTGATTGTGCCGCTCAATGCCGTGGTGGGTATCGTGGTTGATGCCGTCACTGCGCTGCTGCCGTTGGCGTACATATAGCCAGTCAGGCCAGTCACGGTCAAAGACGTGAAAGCCTCAGAGCTTGATCCGTTGATCTTCTCCCAAGCGTTGGTCGTTCCATTGAAGATTGCCCAATCGCCCACAGACCAAAGAGAAATTCCGTTCAACGTAGTTGTACCAGCGGTGGACACCACGTAGTAATTGTTGTTTGTGCCAACGCCCGAGGTCAGCGTGGGGCTATTGGTAGAAGCGTTCCATGTGCCTTGATAGGCAGGCGAGTTCAGCGGGTTGGTGCTGATGGAGGTGATCTGACCTTGCGCATTCACCGTGATGGATGGAATGGCTGTTGCGGTTCCATATGTGCCTGCACTCACGCCAGTGTTTGCAATTGCGATGGTGACTGGGGCGGAGCCATTGAAACTTGTTCCGCTCAGGCCTGTGCCAATCGTCAGCGTGCTGGTGGTGGATGCAGTCACCGTGGTTGATCCGCCCAGCGACACCGAGTTGCCATTGATGGTGATTGAGCTATTGGTCAACTGGCTGTTGCCAATCCCGCTCAACGTGCCGCCAAGGGTTAGGCTTCCGCTTGCCGTCACCGAGCCAGTGAGCGTGATGCCGTTAACCGAGCCTGTGCCAGCCACCGAAGTCACCGTGCCAACGCTCACAGAGCCACCAAGCGACGTCACATTACCGTTGATGGTGATGGTGCTATTGGTGAGCGAACCGTTGCCAATGTTGGTCAGCGTGTTGCTTGCGCCGCTGATCGTCTTGTTGGTCAGCGTTTGCGACCCAGCCAACGAAACTGCGTCGGTGATGCCGTACCCAGCAATTGTTGTTGGGGTTGACGTGATGGACGACCATGCAGGCGTCACCGTGGTGTTGCTGGCCGCAGTCAGTTGGCCTTGGGCGTTGACCGTGAAAATGCCGACTTGGGTGGCCGAGCCATACGTCCCAGCGGTCACGGCTGTGTTTGCCAGAGAAATAGTGCCAGACGATGTGATCGGCCCACCTGTGAGGCCAGTTCCCGTGTCAATTTCAGTTACCGTGCCACCAGCAATCGCCGATGCAGTGCTGATTGACGTGATGCGGCCAAAGGAATCAACCGTGACCACTGGAATTGCGGTTGTCGAACCAAAAGTGCCTGTTGATGTGCCAGTGGCAATTAAGTTGATGGTTGGATTGCCTGTGGAAGCATCTCCATTGGTCACGCCAATGTTGCCGCTTGTGCCAACAATCGCTCTTGACGTAAACGAACCGCCGCTTACGCCGAGCAAGCCAGTTGAACTAGACGTTGATTGAAAGCTGGTGAGGTATGAACCAAGATTGATTTGCGGGTTCGCAGCGACGGCATCGCCATTGGTGACTGCCAACCCATTGCCAACAGTGATTTGACGCGCTGTGAGCGTGTTTGTGGCCGTTTTTGCCATCAATCCATTGCCCACAGTGTTCAGACTTGGCACAGTTCCAGTCAAAGAGATGGCCAAAGTGTTTTGCGCACCGTTGTCGGTGATTGACAAACCACTGCCCACAGCCAAATAGCGCGAGTTGGCCAAGCCAGTTTGTTGCGTGGCCGTCAAAAAGGTGTATTGCTGATTTGGGACAGATGCGATTGACCCCGTGCTTGTTTGCACGGTGACGCCGTTTTGAACAATCGGCACTGCTTCAGAACCCGTGAGGGCTAGAGCATTGGGTAAATCGGTGATTTTTACTTGTGCCATATCACGGTTGCAGTTGGATCACGTCGATGTTGCCATCGTTCTCGGGATCGTTGGTGTTTTGCTCGGTGCTGATGATGTAATCATTATCGCCCCCAGTCAAGATGTCGCTTGGATTAACTGCCACACTGACGTCAGGCCGTGGATAGGCCAAGTTAATGCGCTCAGTCTTGCGTGCTGGCAAGCGATATGGGTCTTTTTCGTCGGCACAGCCCTGTTGACAGACACGCAAACCCGGAAAGTTGGGGTCAGGCATCTGCTCAATGATCGGGCGTTTCATTTTGCAGCGATCGCAAATAAAAATTGCGATGACTGCATTGCCTTCAGTATTAAGAAATCTAGGCATTTTAATACCTTAGCGTGTATATACACCTATATTTGGCGCAAAATATATCGGAGATTTGTCGCGTTCTTCCTGCTCTGCCATTTGGAAATATTTTTCAGCTTGTCCTTCCAAATATTGGATGCGTTGCAGTTGAATGGCAGGCAAAGTCTGGCTCATTTGGTGAGCCAGCATATTTTGAATGGCCATGAGCCATCGATCTGGTACAGCCAGTTGTCCGCTCAATGCACCTACGTCTTCCACTTGCGAAGAATACCAAACGGTCATCTGAACGAAGGGGTCGCTTGGCGTTGGCCACAGCGTGATGGTGGTTTGCGGAATGGTACGGTTTACCCAAAACTGAAACGGTTGGTTTGCAGTAAAGTTTTTGTTTGGTAAGTTCGTATAGTCGTCTCGGTTCAACCGACTCATTGTGACTTCGGTCGAATTGTTGCCAACGTAGAACTCAGCGACGTTCAATGTGCCGCCAGAGGTTTCTCTCATGCGGTAATACTGTGCAGTCACGCCGGGATCAATGTCGTACCACAGCCATTGGCCGCTCACCCATTGGGTGACGCCAGTGTCCAATAACGTAGTCCATGTTGAACCATCGCTGGACGTCTCAAGCAGAATGTGAAAACTGCCAGATGTCGCAGGCAAGATGCCGATTGAGCCAGCATAGATTGGGTTGTTTTGGCCGTAGTTGACACCGATGTAGCCATTGGGCGATGTCTGAGCGTCAGAGGTCAAGACGTTGTTGTCAAAGGCCAAACCTGTCACGCCCGACGAAGAAAAATACGAACCACCAGCGGCAGGGGTTGGTCGAGTCATCCAGCGATAGAGGGCGTTCAAGACGTCCACGCCACCCACGGGGAGCAGGTATTCGTATTGGTCTGGATTGAGGCCGTAGACCTGCTTCTTGATGGCGAAGTATTGGATGCCTTGGTTGATCAAGTTGCTCAAGATCAAAAACAGCGACTGTTTGGCGCTTTGAACTTGCTCAACCGTCAGTTCCTCCGCCAGCTTTCCAGCACGACGCGCACCGTCATCAATTAAGTTTTGGACGGTGACGACTGTTTGCCCAACTGTGCCGCTATAAGCCATTTTTTACCTCACCAACCGGGGCATTTCCAGCGCTTCAAAGAAGCCTTGGCACGCTCCGCATCGCCTTTTGAATGTTCAACCACGCCCGACATGCGTGCGCAGAAGCTGTCTTTTCGAGCACCGCCTTGAGGCTGTGGTGCTTTCAGGTGTGAACCTGTCTCACGATTGTACTTATCCCGACCCTTTTGGGTAAGTCCTGCTCCACGTGAAACACTCAATTTTTCACCGCGTCCAACAGCCAGCGACACACCGCCGTCTTTCATCTTGGCAGTCTTTGCAGACTCCTTGAAAGCATCCGCGGTGGGTGCACCCTTGCTGCCGGGCTTGCGCATCTTCTCGCCAGAGCCATGAGCAATACGCTCCTGCTTGGCGTGAATTGCCGCGTACAAACCTTTCGGTTTTGTCATTTGTAACCTCCAACCGCAAGAACTAGATTCTCATCGCCCAAAAATGTAGAAACATCTCTGCACAAATTATAAAAATCTTCGTAAGAAAAGTCTGACTTCATGCGGTTTATAGCTTGGCACACCAAAATAGTGTTTTCTGGCACATATCCCTTAGAACTGTCGATTCTTTCAATAGAAACAGTTTCAAGTTTTCCTGCTTCAAGTGTCATTTTCCGACCGCTATATGCACAAATTCCAAGCTGCTCTTCCCAGCATTTAACAATATCACCAATTACCAAATTAAATTCTTGGTTGCGTTTTTGAGCGCTTTTTTGGGCATTGAGCAAAAAAACTCTTGCTCTGCCTTCAATCGTTGAATTGCGTTTGGTGCGTGATTTTTCGTTGCCTTGTTTGCAACATTCTTTGCACCAACTATGATAACCATCAGAAGTCTGGGCGTGCTTGAAAAACAAATCAAACGATTTGTTTTCTTTGCACTTGAAGCAGGTTTTCATTACCAGCACACCTTCCCGCCACCTTTGAAGGGTGCGGGTTTGCCTTTGCCAACTTTTTCTGACCATTCCTTGCGGTGTGTGTCAGCCTTTGCTTTGTCACCACGTTTTTCAGCGGACTTGGCAAAGTCTCTCAAACGATTGGACTCGCCGCGTCGCTCCAAACGACCAAATTGCTTTTCGGATTCTGCTTTGTTGCCAGAAGCCTTTGCAATGTCAGCCATTTGACGATTGGCTGTGAGTTTGTTCACAAGTTTTGTGCTCTTGTGTTTTTTGATCTCAGACATGCGAGGAGCTGTGTCTTCGCCTTCGTCATCTCCATCTCCACGAGGATCGCCAACTGCTTTGTAGAAGTCTACGTCGCTATCGTAGTCATGAGGATTTGCATATCGACGAGGTTTAGGACGATCCTCATCAATGTCTGCCCAATCAATCTCACCGCCAGATGCTTTCTTGGCTTTGCGCTTGACCGCATACGCAATCGCCACCGCCTGTTTCTGGGGTTTGCCAGCACGCATTTCAGCTTCCACGTTGTGTGAAAAAGCCTTTTTGGATTTGGATTTGGTCAAGGGCATGATCAGTTACCGGGTTGAGTTGTGTTGACGTTATTTTGAATCAACTTACCAATAATGATTGCGCCAGACAAAATAGCAGTTGAACTGGTTGTTGCAATCTGCCATTGAATGTCTGATTTTTGCGGGTATGCGAATGGAGCCGATGATCTATCAATCACATAAACAGAACTAAAACCTTGGGTCAATACGTTGTATTGAACGCCATTAACGGTTTGCTGCACGTTGTAATACATGCCATTGCCACTGCCCAAAGTGTTGTCTGAATTGACTTCAACGATGTTCAGATAAAAAGTGTATCCAGCGGGGACTGAATAAATACTGGCTTGGTTTTTGCCAACCTTTGGATTGATTTGAGCAACAATGTTGGTGCCTTGTTTAAAAGTGATTGTTCCAACATTGGTTACTTGAGATGTACCAGCAGATGCCATGATGACTGAGTTAACCCGGTAATAACTGTTTACCGATGTAACAGCATTTGTGCCATTCAAAGCAATTGTTTCTGAAAGTGGGTTGTAACTAGCATCTAAACCGCTGATTGTTACGGTAGCAGATGTGTTATCAGATGCAGATGAACTGACAATGGTCAATTGAGCAGCAGATGATGGGAATGTGTATGCAGTTGCATTTTCCCACATTGGAATTGGGGCAGTTGTTGGTGCAGAGGTAGAAGTTATACCGCCGTTATAACCAAACAAACTAACGTCGCTGTGACCCAAAATCTGGTTGCGAGCAACCTGAAGATCGAATGGCTCATAGGTGCCAGCGCGAGTGATTGATGAAACGATTCCATTACTCATGATCTATCCTTGAAAGAAGTGGGAGCCGAAGCCCCCACCCAGTTTTAGCACATTCTGCCGCCGCGTTTTTTGTTGGGAGCAACCGTGACCGATTCTTTGGTCTTGGTCACAGCGCCGGGAGTCGATGGTGAGCCAGTGAGATAACTCTTGGCTTTGCCATACAACTCTTTGGCCATGCTTAACGGATTCAGAGCTTCTTCGAGTTCACGACTCGCTTTGTCTGAAACCGCTTTTGCATCAACATTACCGCCAACTTCTTTGTGAACCTTGCCACCTTTTTTAAAGGTGCCAGATTGCAGGCTGTTGGCCACGGGTCGGCTGACGAAGTGACGGGGCATTTTTACTGCTTTACCGTCATCAACGACATTACCGCCCGTGGCGTAGTGCTTTTTTGCAGCGTGACCGCCATGCTTGTAGCCGCCAGCGTTGGCTTCACGAACACCACCAGTCATGCGGTTTTTGACGCCGCCTGTAGCTGTGTCAGCCGCACGATCTTCCCAGTCGCCACCTTCATATGTGTCGCCCTTTAAATGGCCTTCACGCATGTTTTTTTCGGTTGCGGCAGGAATAGCACCGCCAGTTGCTTTGTGGTGCTTCTTGGCGTGTCCACCGTGCTTGAAGCCGCCTGCATTGGACTCTTTGATGCCTTTGGTGCCGTGCGCTTTATCACGCTTGGCTTGGTGCATCTCGGTGTTCACGTAGTCGTGCTCATTGCCTTCGATGGTGCCGTGCATTTTGATCTTGCCTTTATTGACTTTCTCGTCAGTATCAGCAGGAATTGCGCCACCAGTTGCCTTGTGGTGCTTGTGGGCATGGCCGCCGTGCTTGTAGCCAGCGGGTTTGCCTTCCTTGATCATGCCAGTGCCATGGTGTTTGTCGTGCTTTTGACCGTCAACCACTTTGGTTTTTTCGAATTTCTTCGCATTGCCTTCGATGGTTGTTTTGGTTTCGTCACGATCAATCTCGCCGCCCGAAGCCTTGTGAGCTTTGCCGCCGTGCTTCAAACCATGAGCATGTTTGGAATGCTCGTGATGTTTCAGCTCTTTTTCGACCTTGTGAATCTCTTTTTCAACCTTGCCGCCTTTGGCGTACATGTTGGGATTCATGGCTTTGCGGCGTTCAGCCATAGAAGGCTTTTTGGGGGCTTTGCCATGTTCAGCTTCAAAAGCCTCATGAGCGCCGTGCATCATGCCGCCAGCGGCTTTGTGCATGGACATATGACCATGCTCACCGTGGTGCTTGGCTGCAACTTTGCCACCTTTTTTGAGTTTCAGAATAACTGAAGGCTCATCGGTGAACATTTTCACCATTGGTTTAAATTGACCCATTGTGGCCTCCTATTAGGCTTGAGTTACACCAAGAGCACCAGTGCGAGTCGCAGTGGGGCCTGTGGCAATACCGGGCAAAGCAATCACAGCCACCAAGCGTTTCACGCCGTTTGTAGCGGTGGAAGGCAGGTAAGTGCCTCGCACGTCGCCAGTGGTCGATGTAGCGGGTGTGGTCATGTCTGCGGCAGTGAATGTGCCTGTATCGTTTGCAAGGGTGTTGTTCCAACCCACGCGAACCATGTAGCCAGCATCAAATGTGCGCAATGGCAAGCCAAGGATATCAGTTGTGCCGACAGTAATTGCCACGGGCAATGCGCCGCTAATTGCAATGCTGGAGATTTGGTAGAACGCTTTTTTGCCAGAGACGTTAGCCACGGCAGAAGAGGTTGTACCAGTTGCGATCACTTCGGTCATTGGTTGGCCGTAGTAGTCATAACCAGACACTGTCAAGTTGCGGCTTGTGCTGATGGTGCCAGAAGCGGTGGTCAACTGAACAGCGCGTGCGACGTCCAATTGGATCACTGTGGTGCCGTCTGTGCGAACAACAGACTTGGCAGAGGTACCAGCAGTCAGCGTCAAGTTGCCAGCAGCAGCAGGGGTCTGCGAAGCGGCAATGTTTGCTGTTTGCAATGTTTGTGGAACCATGTCCCAAACGTACTCACGACCCAAAGGACCAACGCCAACTTCCATTGGTGAAGGATCGCCGAGGCCAGAGTTGCCAGAGGCAGTGATTGTGATCGAACCAGTGGCTGACGAAGAAGCACTCAAGTTGTAAGTGCCTGTGCCGCCTGCACCAGTGCCGAAAGAAGTGATGTATGACCCAGCAGTAATGCCAGTGCCAGACACGAATTGGCCGAGAACCAAAGAGTCACCAGAGTTCATGGCGGTCACAGTCATGACCGTGCCAGTCACCGAACCAGTGATCACCGCTTCAGAGTTTGTGTTGTTTGTACCAATGTAACCTTGGGCAGTACCCAAGAATAAGTCATCGCTAAATTGAGGCATTTTTTTCTTCCTTGTGGCTTGAACCACTCAGGGTTTAAAAAAAGGGCTGGCTTTTTAGACCAGCCCTGTTTGGTTTAGACGCCGGGTGTACCGTAGGCACAACGGGGGTCTGTGAAGCCAACGTCATAACGCTCTGTGGCTTTGTAGCGCATAGAGTCAGTTTCGAAGTCACCTTCCATGGTTTTCTCCAGACGACGGCGCATCAAGAGCTTGAAGCCCTCGGGAGCGTCGGTCTGCACCCACCATGCTGTCGAGCTGGTCAAACGGCTCAACACAGCAGCGCCTTCGTCCAACAAACCAATGGATTTCACTGGGTTGATGTCGTTGTTGGCGTTACCAGTGCGGAGCACAGATTTCAACAGAACTTCAGCTTGGAAGATGTTGCCGGGAGCCACGATCAATTGACGTGGAACCAAACGGATTTTTTTACCGTTGTTGTCAACAGCTTGACGGATTTGGATCAGCATTTGTTCCAAAGAAGTTTGGGACAAAACAGCGGCGGTGGCCAACTGGTTGCTGAAAGTGCCGTTCACGATGGGGTGAGCAGTGTTGATCAAAGAAACACCATCACCGCCAGCGTATGTGCTGTTGAAAGCGGTATTGAGCACGTTGGCTGACAACAATTCTTTGGTTTCCACCAAAGACTGTGCCAAGTGGCGTGCATAGACTTGACCCAAACGAATGTGGTCACCATCCTCGACCAACACTTTGGTCAAAGCGAAGGCCAAGCCATACACTTTGTACACATAGCGTTTCAAGAACAGAACACCACCTTGTTGGTAGGTCACTGGAGTACCGTCGGGCAACTGGGGAGCTGCACCGAACCCGTACAAAACGGGTTCTTCGTGGTAGTTACGTGGAATGCCGTCTTCTTCACGGAACACACGGCTCCATTCGTCGGCACGTTGGTCATAGACTCCGTCGAAACATTCGTTGAGGATAGGCTCAACAATTGAACGGAAGTCCGTACTGCGCATCGGGGCTGCCATTTGTTAGCTCCTTAATTAAACAACTGCTGTAGTAGCAGCAACAAATTGAACATACGGCAATGTCACACGAACGATCGTGTAGCTATCACCCCAAGCGTTGTCCACGTATGGAGCCAAGTCAACCACGCGCATTTGACCTTGTGCACCGACCGTTTGAGCGGATGCAACAGCCAAAGTAGCTTGCGACAGACCAGTGGTTGTGGAACCAGCGGTGATGTTGCTGAAGTTGTACTCGTTACCAATAGAGGTTTGCGCCAAAGAACCATCGGCTTGAATTTCGTACACGATTTTTTCGTCGTTGTAGAAGTAAGCAACGCAAGAACCGGTTTGGTATGCGGTGCCAGAAGGCCAGTAGTTCGAAATGCGGCGACGACCTGTGGTGTCAGTCCACTCAACACCAGCGAATGCGCCTGCGACTTGGTAGCCAGAGGTAGCAGCGCTGTTGCCGGGTGTGCCAGCAGGGATGATGGTGCCGTTAGCAGCACCAGTTGAACCGACGGTAGCGGCGGTTGTGTAGACGACTGGTTGGCCTTTCAAAATGTTGACAGCCAAACCCGAAGTGATACCGTTTGCGAGCGCCTGAGCGCGATCCAGACCAGAGGGGTGGAACGCAGGACGCAAGCCAAACGGAGCAGAGGTTGCACTCATTGAATACTCCTAAAGGTTAACCCGAAAATACGGGCGTTTTGCTTGGTTGATTATCAAAACTGCCAATTCCGTCGCCCTCGACATCCACGAGACGTTTGCCATTGCTATCGCGTTGACCTTGGAGGCTTTCCAGTTGAACACGGACTTTATCCGCTTCTTCTTGAGGCTTCTCATGATGTTGATACAACATGATTTCCTGATACACATCCATGGGCAATTTGAACAACAACATTTCGTTGCACGAGATATACCCAACATGCTCACCCGCCTTCACACGATAATTTTCATAGCCAGGCAACTCTTCCGATTTAACGGGAACGTAACCGAGGCGAATCCTTTTATCAATGGAGTCGTAGCTGTTGGTTGTCGAAAGCCAGCAGAGATGCCACCCATCCATGTTGGGCAGCTTTGGCAATGCTGATTGCGTCCACTCCTCGCTCCACATCTTGCGACGTTCCTGCGTAGAAATGAACTTATCTTCAGGCGCTGCGTGGGATGCTTCCCCGTTCGAACGGTCTTGGCGACCACCAGCGTTGAGAGATTTTTTGAGACGTGATTCCATTATGTTCTCCAAGTATTAGTTGCGGTTTTGACGGTCGAATTTGATGAAGTTTTCAATCATCTTGGCTTTGCGTGTGGGGTTTTCCCACGCGCCAGCATCTTTCATTGCCTTGACACGCTCAGGTGTCAAAACAAACTTAGAGCGGTTACTGCCCCCAAATGATGCTGAAGCCTCACGACCAGAACTAGCCACAGTGTTCCTCGGTTTGCGAACGTCAGAATTAACGTCTTTGGACACATTGTAGCGGTGTGGTAATGCTTTTTGCAAGCGGCTGTCAAGTTCTTGCCAATAATCTGGATCAGAAGCGTCCCAGCCCTCGGCAATCAGTGCTTCATCGTGCTTTTTGGCGATCAATGAATCACGATCGGTTGCGTTGGGGTTGTACCAGCCATTGCGCTTGATCCACTCTGCGGCATTACGCTGCACAGCAGGATCAGGAAGCTGAATATCGTTACGTTGCTGGGGTTGTTGGCGTTGTTGATCGACGGCTGCACGCTTGTATTGGCTCAACTGGGCAATCTCTTGCTTGGCTTGATCCAAAAGCTCTTGCGCCTCCACCATGGCATGGCCATCATTGCCGCTCACAGCCTCCGCCAGCTTCATTTTGGCGTATTCGTAGCGGACTTGGCTGTCTTCAATGCCTTTGTCGATGCGTGCAAGGTCGTTTTGGCGTGTGCGGTCTTCCACACTGGCCAAACGGCGCTTGAACTCTTCGTTTTCACGTTGAAGTTGTTGCAAACGAAGGTCTTTTTCCTCGTTTGTCTTGCGAATCAGGTCTTTTTTGGCTCGGCGACGTGCTCGTTTGGCTTCACGCACGGCATCTGAGTCATCTGGATGGTCTGCTTCGTCTGTTGAGTCGGTTGAACCGACTGGTTCATCCTTTTGTACTGCTTCTTGAGGCGTATCCTCATCATCAGTTATAAAGTTTTCGGGCAAATCAATGACTGCGGAGCCATCTTGAGCCTCGGAAACTTGCAGTTCTACTGCTTTTTCGTCTTTTTCTGACATGGTTTTTCCTTGTTAGACAAATGTTTTGAATGACAGTGGGTTGTCGGTGATCCTAGCGATCAACTCGTGGTCGTTGATAGTCATGAAGAGCACTGGGTCTTCGCCATCTTTGGTGTCAGGTGCAGGTCGATCCCAACGGTCGCCACCCCAACGAGGCACGCGCACAAAGTCGCCCACCTCTGCCCATGCGCCTTCAGTCCATGGCTGCATGGTGTCGCGGTTTTTGAACGCCAATGGTCCAAGCGCCACGACCTTGCCGATCATGTTGTTCCACTTCTCGTTCTCTTTTGTCTCGTCAACGATGATGATGCGGCCAGACGTCTTTTTGATTCGACGCAGTTGCACAATCACTCGACCGCCAAAGGGTGCTTGCCCCGGCTTGACGTTAGGAAATGCCCATGCCAGTTGATCTGGATCAGGCACGCTATCGTCCCCCTCAATCGTGGGGATCGGGTCTTTCTCACTCATACTCACTCCTTTTGACACCATATTGCAGGTGCATCGTTAAAGCGCTTTGCAGCGCGGCCTCAGACCCAAGGACTAGGGTCTTATTCTTTGTTTTCTTCTTCGTCCGCCATACGGTCAAACGAGTCAAGGACGTATTTCAGCCCTTGCGCTTCGCCCACCATACGCTGGTACGCCTCAAACGTGACGGCATTGCCTGCCATCAACGATTGCGCAATCTCTTGCTGGCGCACCTTGATCACATGGATCAGTTGTTCAATCATTTATGTTTCTTTGGCACGTGAGCCAAGCCACCTTGTTTTTTCTGGCCTGTGTCTTTCATGCTTTGACCGTTGATGGGCGCACCTTGAGCCAAGCGTTTGTGCTGTGGCACGTTGATGCTGCGTTGTTCGTTATCAGATGCCATTTGGCGCTCCTTGAGGTTGTGGTGCAGCAGGTGCTGCGGGTTGCGCCGCGGGTTGCGGCATGGATGGTGCGGGTTGCACCATGTTTGAAATTGCTTCGTGCGTCAGCTTGGCGTTTTCAATGGCAATCTTTGTTTGATTGTCCATGGCGTGCTTTTGCATGTCCGCTTGCAATTTTTGTTGCTCGTACTGGTGGTTCGCAGCATCGTCTTGAGTCTTGCGCTGAGTCTCTGCCATGCTGGTGTCTTTGACGACCTGTGCATCGGGCGGCAGTTGACCTTGAGCAGCTTGAGCTTTTTGCTGGGCTTGCTGGATGAGTTTTTGGAAGGCTGGAATGAACTGCTGGAACACTTCCCCCGTGTCAAGTAAGACATGGCCGCCAACGGTCGTGTAGAGCTTGTCAATGGTTGCTGTGAGCGCTGGATCGTCGTAGTTGTCCACGGGTTTGCCGCGGTTGGCTTTGGCCACATAAGTGTTCGAGCGGTTCAAGTACCACAGCGTCATGTGTTGCTTGATGTGCTCGATCAAGTTGTTGAGGTAATTTGGATCGGCAAACGGCGACTGACCCAAGAATGGGTTGAGGCCAAATTGCAAGTGATCTTGGATGTGCGCAATGTGGTCTTGCTGCATGTAAGCATAGGACGGCTGACCTAACAACATGGCGGCGTTCTCATCCGCACTGGTGCGTTGCTCTGGAGCTGGCGTGTCTTTCATCAACTCGTTGATGTTGGGCACCTTCATCTGCTTCAGGAAACGTGACATGACCGCCTGCATGTTGAACTGGTCTGGGTGCTTCTCAGCCAGCGCCAACACAGCTTGGTTTTGAGCCATGCGCTGGGTTTCGCTAAAGATGTGCGGGTCAGAGACGGGCACCACGTCGGTGTTGCGTGAGAAGTCTTCTCGGTTGATTTCCAAATCGGCAACGATCTCACCCTTTTGCATCTCGTCCAAGTGCCAGCGGTTCAAGCGGCAAAGGATTTTGAGCACACGGGCTTGGGACTCGTGCAAGCGTGCGTGGATGGCGCTAAACACCGCGGCGCCTTGCTCAATCAGGGCTTGGGTGGTGCCCACGGGTGCGTTGTTGCTGATGTCGGCAATTTTCTCTTCGCTGGTGCTCACCACGCCTTTGGCGGCCGTGTCCAGCCAGCCAAGCAACTGGAACAGCACTTGGCTGGGCGGGTTGAACGGCATAGGCATGGCGATCTGACGAATGTCGTTCACGCCCGGTGCGCCTTCAATTTCCACGATCTGCGTGACGTCAACTTGTTGGCTTTGACCGCTGATCTTCGCTCCCTTGAGCTTGAGCATGGTCGCCGCGTTGTTGATGTGCGCAGAGTCTAAAAGAGCACGTAAAGAGCCAGTAAGAGCAGCAGATAAGCCACCGATAAGATGAGGCAAACCAATAGCATATGCGCCCCTCCAAGGGATAAATTTGAACTCGACGATCCAGTCCAGCTTGGTCATCGTCTTGTCTTGCTCTTCCCAGTTGCGGTACAAGCCAAGGACTTCGTTGTCCAGTTCGTCCAGCATCAGGATGTAAGGTGCCATCTTGCCTTTGCTGTACTTATCGTCTTCCAGCTCAAGCCATGTGTAGATGTGGTAAATCTTGCGCACGCCATCTTCGTTGTCTTGGCCATTGCGGCCTTCGATCTTGTTGTTGGCCTGCTCAGGCTTGGTGGGATCAGGGGCTTGCGTCGAGCGGACAACGTCTACGTCTCTGTACATGCCGCTGGCAATGCGTCGGTTAAACTCCCAATGGGTAATCTCATGCACTTCCGTGGCACGCTGTGCCGTGTAGAAGTTGCTGGCCGCAAAGGGAATGATCACACGGTCAATTGGCAAAAACTCCACGCATGGACGTTTTTTCTCTTCGTCAAACCACAGCTTGAAGTATTGTGAGCCGCCCAATGGCAACTGGGTCAGCAACTGCTCTTGCTCGTCACGGAACTCTTCGATCTGCTCGGTGAGTTGCCAGTTCATGAAGTCACGTTTGCGCTCAGAGCGTTCGGCCTTGATGTCGTCCATCTTGCCAAGAATCTTGGTGCGGACGGGGCCATCTGGCGGGAACATCTCTTTGATGGCGCGTGCGGCAAAGTCCACACATCCTTCAGCCATGGCGGGGTGCACCACCTTGCTGGCACCCATGAAGGTCGCACCGCCGGGGGCGTCGTTGCCCATGCCAGTACGCTTCAGACCCTCTTCATACTTCTTGTCCCGCTCTTCACGTGCGTCTTTGTCTTTCTTGACCAAGTCGGTGTAGCGCATACCCAAAGACGACAAAGCATAGTTGTCGTACTCTTCAGCCATGTTGGCGTAGAAGTCTGGGTTCTCTTCGGGGCCTTCTTCTGTGAAGTTAACAATGGCCGAGCCGTCGGGAAGCTCCTCGATGTCGGTATCAATGTCAGGCATCGTGACATCAGCACTGCCGTCTTCGTTCTCGACGATGTCGGGTTGGTTCAGTTCATCCATCATTTAGCCTTCTTCTTTGAATTTTTTGTTAAAGCAAGACGCATAGTGTCGAGATTATCCTTCACTTTGCCGCCCTTCTTGTGACCTGCTTTTTGCAAGCTGGTCAAAAACTTCTCGGTGATGTGTTGCGACGGCGTGTTGCGCGTCAAGTCCATAAAGCCCACCTTGCGGCCTTTGGTGTTTTTGATGTGCTCATGAAACTCTGGCAGCATCAATTCTTTGGGTACTGGGTGGAACATCTCGCCCAAGTCTTCGCCGTGCAAGATGTGGGGGAAGGCTGGGTGAATCTCAGGTTGATACGAACGCAAGCCGCTCAACTGAAACAAGCGTGGCCCAATAGCGTGGGTTGGTGCACCCAACAACTCAGGTTCGGTTGTATCGGCCACGGTCTTGTCGTAGTCAATGATTTGGCCTTTCTTGCCGCCAACACCCAATCCGCCCATCAAGTTTGCCATCTCACGACGTTGATCAAATGTCTTGAGGTTTTTGAAAAAGTTTTTGTTGGCAATGTTGTCGTTGCCTTCAAAGTAGCGGTTGCCTTCATTGTCTGTGAACATAGCCAGCTTGGCATTGATGGCATCACGCAACTCGGGCGTCATCTTGCCTGCTTTGATGGCGGCTTTGAACTGCTTGAGCAACATGTCAAACACCATTTGGTTTGATGTGTGTTGGTTTGGAGCGCCGAGCAAGGTTGACCAAAGCACATCGCCTTCAGGGTGCGCTCTGGTTGCATTCACCAACTTGCTGGCTGCCGATGGATGGTTGACGCCCCATGCCAAGCCAGCGTAGTCAGGATCAACGTGCTGCAATGATGAAAAGCCCGGACCACCCAAAAAGCCTTCGCCAACCTTGGTGCGGTCAGCTTGTGTCACCTTGAGATGTTTACCTTCATGCTGGCCAAGCACCTCAGACGCTTTTTTTGCTACGGGCTTGTATTTGGGCGACAACATTATGCGCATCTCTTCAACCGATGGCTGGCCACCCTTTGCCAAACCTTGAGGCTGCTGGGGCGGTGTCATGGCGTTCATGGCCTGCCCTTGGCGTGTCATCTGCAAGATGTTGCTGGGCGGCTGCTGTGCGGGGCTGGATGCGCCTGCACTAGGTGGCTGGCCGCCTTGCTGTGGTTGATTCTTGGTTGGGTCGAGGTTGGGCTGGGCTTGCATCAGTTGCATACCCGGCTGCATGGCATTCATGTCTACACCGCCCATGCCGTCTTGGCCGCCTTCGTTCACATACACCTTGGTGTCAAGCTGTGGCGCTTCTTGTGCGCCAACTGACTTGAGGTCGGACGCTGGCACAGCAAACTTGTTTTCCATCAGCGCTGTGCGCATTTGATTGATTGATGGTTGCACTGTGCCTCCTATGGCTTTGTGGATCATGCCGCCTTCTTTGTACAGTGGCAGACCGTTTTTGAGAATGTCTTGACGCATTGGCTCGGTGATAGGGAAGTGATGCAAATGAGTTCCGATTTCTTTTGCGGCTTGAGGGCTTTGTTTCAAAAATTCATCCCAATTTGTTCTTCCTTGGACATACTCTTCACCGCCGGGGTATCCAAGAACTTTGGTTGAGTCCTTGGATGGCATTGGAACTTTCATGACCCCAGTCTTCACGCCGTGCTTCTTGCCGATGGCGTTGAGAATATTGGGAACCTTTTTGTCGTAGAACGCCTTCATGCCTTCGCCGCCCATTTGAAGTTGTTCACCTTCTAAAAAATGATGATCTCCAACTTTTGGAGCTTTCAAAAGTCTTTCTGCGGCTTCTTTACCAATCAATTCAGAGATACGTTCAGGCGTGACACCCCGTTCATTCATGACCGTTTCTCTGTTTGGTTTAAATGCTTGGAATCTTTGCTCTTCAGGATGGTAAGCAACCATGCCAACATGCTTGGCCAAGCTATACCGATCAGCTTGCACGTCGCCGGGCGTCACCACCAAGCCGTGGTAGCCCTTCTCGGCTGCATGGTGCATCAAGCGTTTGAGCGCCATCTCTTCCCAGTTCTTTTTGAATGGGGCGTCTGGCACTTTGTCTTCTTGTAATCGTGCAGACACTTTATCAATGATTTGCCTATCTGTGCCAAAACGATTAGTTCCAGTCCATACAGGTTTGCCATCTTGGTTATACACGATAACTTCGTTTGGCTCATAAGGATTTGGCGACTTTACGCTCCAGCCTTCGGTGCTTGTGTTGCCCTTGTAACCCTTCTCACGCCCTTGTTGGTGCCAGTCCGACTGCAACTCTTCAAGGTGCAACAACTTCTCACCGTTAGGACCAGTGCGATCTTTGAGGCGCATACTGGCTAAGATGCCGGGTTCGCCACCAAAGTGCTGAGACACGCCGGGGAATTCATCTCCGCCTTTGGGAGCTTTGATCAGCATCTCTCGGTAACGCTCTCCGCCTGGCAATGTGTACTGGTCATGGGCAGTTGGGTTTTGATTCAGGTCTGAGTATGTGTTGCGCCATATCTGATCCCAAATGGTTGGACGGTTTCTTTTGATGTTGTTGGCGTAACCTTCCAGCTCTTGCTCAATTTCCTTCTTGCTATAACCCTGAGACTTCAGCTCTTCAGCTTCGGTCTTTTCAAGTTTTTTCCTAACCGCCTTTTCGACATCGTCGGCGGTTGGATTTTTCAAAATCTTTTCACGGATGGCTGGCGCTGGCTTGGCCGCCAAGTGGGTCAAGAACTCTTCATGCGTCATGCGTGGCGCATTCATCAAGCCTTCAAGGTTGCGCTCCTTCAGCTCGGTTGGCTTGACGCCGGGCAACGCCATCAGCTCTTTCAAGAACTCTGAGCCTGTGCCCACTTTACGCTTGAGCGCCTTGGCGGCCATGTCCATTGCCGAGTAAAACGGCTTGCCTTTTCCGACGAGGTCTTTCATAGTGGGCGCTCTTCTATTTCAAGGTGATGGGCGTGGGTGACTGAGCCACCATTTGCGGCAAGCAAATGAGTTTCGTGCTCTCTTGCTGGATCAAATGCTGCGAATCGTGAACGCATGTGCGAAGGATCAAACGTAACTGCGGTTTGCATCTCAGGACGATAGACACCTTTGTCGCCACGCTCTCTGTGGCTATTGATGGTGTTGATGTCAAACCGAGACATGCCTTTGTGAGATGCGGATTTCAACAACAATGGGATTATGTTTGGTGCGCTTTTTTCACCAGCTCGTTTCTTATTGTCTTCGGCATAGCGAGATGCAGTTCGTGGATGGGTGGTTGAGAACACACCTTTCACTACTTTAGTGCGCTCTGGATCAAGTGATTCAATGTCTGGATGATCTGTGCCGTGGAATGTTTCCAAGTCAAAACCCATTGCTTTGGCTCGGTCTGCCGCCGTGTTGTGCTCATGTAACCCAAGCATTTTGATTGCATTCAATCTTGCTTTTTCATGTGCATCCGCATAAGGATACTGTCCGCCCTTGTTCATCAGCGCAAGTCGCATGGCGTCGATGTTCCCGCCGTCGGCTTTCTTTGGCATCCAATTGGGATTGGGTTGAATGACTGGCGTGTACTGGCGATCAGTTTGCCGTGAATACTGAGCGTCCTGCTTGGCTTTTTCAGCAGCTTGCTGGCGAAGTATGTCAAGTTTTGCCGCAATGTCTGGTGGTGGTGTGGCCATGTCAACCTCAATGGGGGAAATTGCCGTCATTATGCCTTCGCACGCCCTGTACGTCTACAGCAAGGTGTTGTAAGTTTCATGCAAGTTTGCTCGGTTCAACCGACTAAACGGCATATGGGTTGGTCAACTGGGAGCGCTTGTTGAAGTCCAAGGCGTCGATGACGTCCTCTGGATCGTAGTCGTCCCGTGGTGGTGCGTCGATGCTGATCCAGCCACCATCACGCAGGTATCTCAAGCCTTGGCTGATGCAGTCTACGAACTCGTCGTGTATTGTGCCTTCGGGGAATGAGCATATCTGGCTGACCATGCCCTCCGCCCAGTCACGCACGAATCCCTTCTTGACGCCAGACTCTGGCACCCACACACGGCCAGCTCTGATGATGTTGGCCACGATGGACAGCCGCTGTATCTTGTCAGCCCTGCCGGGGTTGTAGGCATGGACGGGCAAGTGGGCTTGGTGCAAGTCTTGGATCAGGCTGATGCCTGCGCTCTTGTCCTCCACCAGCAGCAAGTCCACGCGCTTTTTGTTCTTGCCTTCGCCGTACACCACCTCGTACTCGTCGATGACCTTTGGCCGCAACTGTGGGTATTGCAGGTGCTCTTGCCAGCAGTCGAGGATGATGACACACATCCCGCCGTCCAATGGCTTGAACACGCCCATGGTGATGCAGCCAGTCGGGTCGTTGTGCGTCTTGTCCGATGTGGCGCAGTCGTAGCTCTGGATGATGTACTCCAGTTTGGGGAAGGGTTTGCCGTCTGGCCAGAGCCTGAACCATTCACGCTTAACGATGCCGCCCTCTTCGGGGTCAATGATCTCGGCGTGAATCTCCTGCCGACCGAGCTTGGTGCCCTCGTACTGGAGAATCTGCTGTTGGAAGCTGGGCGCAAGGTTGGCGATGTTGACGTAAGTCGAGGCTTTGGTCACCACGACGTCCTTGCCCTCTCTGTCCAACAAGTCCATAATCAATGGTTTGGGCTTTGGCGTGGTGGAGCACAGTATCTTGGTGCCACGCTTACCCTTCAGACGCACAGAGAACTGGATCATGTCCCATGTCTCTTGCAGGTAGTCCCATGCCGCCAGCTCGTCCAGCCATGCCCCGTGGTACTGACCACCACGGTGGCGCTCAGGCTCTGAGGCCGGCACGCCGGTGATGATGGAGCCATTCCACAGCTTGATCTGGTGCAAGCTCTTGTTGTAGTCGAGGATCAATGCGGAGGGGATCACAGCCAGCAGGCCAGACTCACCCTCAAAGCAGGTGTTGCGCAGGTCCATCGATGTTGGCGCTGATACCAACCATCGTGTGTTGGGCTCACTTGCGGCCCAGTAGCCCAGAGTCTCGGCTGAGGTGCGTGTCTTGCCTGATCCACGGCCTCCCAGCATCAACCAGATATTCCACCAGTCGCCTGGTGGTTCAAGCTGGAACTTGTGTGCCTTGGTGTTCCACTTGGCACGCCATTGGATCGTTAGTTGTTGGCGTGGGTCAAGCTTCTTGAACCGCTCTCTGGTGTCTGGGTCTTTCAGTAGCTCTACAACCGTGCTCATAGGGGCTTGATAAGGGCGTAGGGCTCGTTGGTGCGCTTCTGGGTGCGCTCCATGGCATTGAGGTCTTCCAGCACCTCTTTGTGCACCAGCTCAAGGTCGTGAACCATCAGGTAGCTGTCGATCACATTGAACTTCTTGACCTCCCACATGATGCGCGGAGCCATGTGCAGGCGCACTCGTAGACGGTAGGTGGTGGCTGTCTGGGTTGCGAAGTCATACCAAGCCCACAGCATGCGAAAGCCGCCCGGTGCCCGGCTGAAGTTGAGCCCTAGCTTGATGTGATGTCCTTCGGGTGTGTGATGGATCATGGCTTACTCCTGCTCTTGGCGACTCATTGCATAGTGCTTGAGGAGCTCGTCAAACAGATCGAACTCGCCTTCCAGCTTGATCGGTGCCTCTGGGTCGCCTGCCACTTCCATGCGTGCCAGCTTGGGCACATGGTACTCAACCACGCTCTGGAACATGTCGAAGGCTTTGGCTGGGTTTGGTGGGACGATAAACTTCTCTTCACCAGTCTCAGGGTCAATCGCCTTCACACCGTCTGCAACCCTATCGAGCCATTCAGTGAGCCTGTGAGCGTTTCCGTCCACGAAGGTAGCTATGGCCTGCCGAGCTTCCGATGTGGCCTTGTTGGGGCTTCCAGCCGGTCTCCCGGCCCCTTTCTTAGCAGTCATACTCCCTCCTGAATATTTTTAAATTGTTTATTCAGTAAGTTAGTTGACACTAACATGTATTTCTCTCTGGTCATATTTCAGTCCTTTCGCACATTCGTTTCAGTGCATTGTGAGCTGGAGTTTAACCTGAAGTTGTGGTTCTTGGGAAGACGCTGTCGATGTCGGCTTGCATGGCCTCTATGCCTTGCGGCGTGCCTTGCATTCGATAGACGGGTTCTCCTCCCATTTTGTCGTCTGTCTTGTATAGGCGGATTGCGTATTGGTTGCCAAATACCAGCTCAATGAACCGTGGGGGTGTTTTATCTTGTGTCATTGCTTTCTCCATTTGAGTGCTCTTGCGCGGCCACGAACTCCTCGGCGTTTGGACAGAACTTTTGGTGTGTACCAAACAATCTGTGTTTTTAATTCTTCAAGAGCCATGTTCACTGCTTCGCCAGTGTGTTTCATAGCTTTGGCCAATGACTCTGCAAATGTTCCAGCAATCTCTGCCGTCTCATCGTCATACATGATGATGTTCATGGTCACTCCAAGCTCATTCCAAGAACACGCTGCTCCATGACCTTGTTGGCCATGCGCAATGCTTTGTTGTCGGCCTCCAAGCGATTGATCTTGGTTTGCATGTGCATCAATCGGCTGCTGGCTTGGTCGATCCAATCCTTCACTTCTTGCGGCATAGCGAATTCTTTTTCTACAGACTTCATTGGTTTCTGTGTACTTTTAGGGGTTTTGCTCGGTTCAACCGACTGTTTTTTGGCGGTTGTTTTTTTGGCGGTGGTCATTTGTTTGATCCTGTGTTGCGGTCAAGGTTGCGGGTGAT